CAAAATCCACGGGCATGAGATGATTTACATTCCGCGAGAAAAAGTCACGGAAGACCTTATTTTTGGAGAAGAGGTGTCCGAGTTCAAGGACGCTAATCGGATTGAAATGTATCTTGAAAATGCCGAGGGATACGAAGGCGATCAAGAGATGAGCCGCTTTGGGCTGGATGTTAAGGAAGCAGCGACATTCATCGTGTCGCGGAAGAGATTCATGGATGTGATGGGACACAACGCAGACATTCGGCGGCTTGGTCGCCCCCGCGAAGGCGATATTGTGTTCTTTGACTACCCATACGGAATGTTTGAAATCAAGTTCGTGGAACACGATAATCCGTTCTATCCTGCGGGAGACAGATATTCTTTCAAACTGTCCTGTGAAGCATTCAAGTATTCCAACGAGAAGATTGACACAGGCGAAACAGAGATGGATGCGGTCATGGAAATCACATCCTCCTATCTGATTGGCTTGACCCTAGGATCGGGTGGAACCGGATCTTTTGCGGTCGGAGAAGAGGTATACACAGGCACAGCATCGAACAAGAAGGCTTTTGGTCGTGTGAACAAATACACCGTTCCCATACTGGGAAGCAAGTATCTGTATGTCAACCGACAAGAAGGAACATTCGAGGCAGGAGACTACGCCGTTGGCGCAGTCAGTGGAGCGATCCACCCAATTTCAGGCGTTTACACCACCGATATACGGGTCAACCACCAAGATCAGCAGGACAACGACCAGTTGGAGTTGGAAAAGATTCAGGACGACATCTTCGACTTTACGGAGAAAGATCCGTTCTCGGAGGGTAACTACTGATGTTTACCAACTTCTACAACGGCTCCATACGGCGAATGGTGGTGGCATTTGGTTCACTGTTCAACCAAATCTACATCGACAAGCAGGAAAGCGGCGGCAAGAAAACCCTCCTTGTTCCCATAGCGTATGCTCCGAAGGAAAAATACAAGGTGCGGTTGGCTGGTGATCCTTACCTGAACAATCCCAACCAAATCACCCTGCCGCGCATGGCGTTTGAGATCACGGGATATGTGTATGATCCCACTCGCAAGCGTAACAGCACCATTCGCAACATAGTCAGACCAACTGGTGCTCCAAGCGGGGTGGACTACACCTTTGCCGAAGTCCCGTACAACATTGACTTTGGACTGTATGTGTATGTCCGAAACATGGAAGACGGGCTGCGGATAGTGGAGCAAATTCTGCCGTTCTTTGCGCCAGAGTTTGTGGTCACCATGAATTTTGATGACATAAACCGAAAGGTTGATGTGCCCATCTACCTAAACTCGGTTTCTTCCGAAGAAGACTATGAAGGTGACTTTCAGACACGGCGATCCATCATATTCACCCTGAACTTCACGATGAAGACCTATCTGTTCGGCAACAAGAAGAACTACAAGGAAATCCGTGTGGTTCAAGCGAATATGTGGAACGGGAATGTGTTTGACGAGGATTTTGTTGCCGGTGGAATCACCTTCCTGCCAGGAAACACCACCGACACTCCCAACTACGCAACGGACATTATTGGAATATCTGGTCCATCAGGAGCCAATTCCAATCTCAACAACTACACACCGTATATCAAGATTTATCAAAACGATTTTGATGCAGGTGGAACCACATATGAGAATGCAATGGATTCTGGTGGTCTGACTGTGGATTGGAACATCTAAGGAGTAGAGCATGAGTGAGTTCGATCATATTGAAAAGGCTCTGGGAGCAGAGCCTGAAGCAAAGCCATTGACCAACACCGGCATTCCGCAGAACGCCGTGGTCGTTTCTGTTCCTCCTCGTCCACTCACCGATGACGAGTTGGCAAATGACCTGAAAACCGACTATCAGATCGTGCGTGACAATCTGAAAGAACTGGTGAACATGGGCAAGAACGCACTGGACGGTGTGATTCAGGTGGCACAGGAGGGCGATCAGCCCCGAGCCTATGAAGTGGTGGCACAGATGATTAAGACGCTATCAGAAACCAACCGCGAACTGATGGATCTTCACAATCGGGTGAAGACTGTTCGCAAGGTGGATCAAAGCGTTACAAACAACAGCACCACCAATCAGTCCATCTATGTTGGTTCCACAAAGGAACTACAGGACATCATCAATTCCGCTCGTTCTTCCACGAAGGCATTTGACAACCGCCCCGATGTGCGGCAGACTATAGAGGATGACAAGACCGTTGAGTAACAAAAGCAACAAATACCTTGGAAACGCAAACCTCAAGGCAGCAGGGGTTCAGGTTAACTTTTCTCCTGAGCAGATTGAGGAATATGTGAAATGCTCTCAAGACCCCCTGTATTTCATCAAGAATTATGTAAAGATCGTGTCCCTTGACAAGGGCTTGGTGCCGTTTGAGCCGTATGAGTATCAGGAGCGAATGATCCGCACCATTCACGAAAACCGTTTCGTGATCGGCAAACTCCCCCGACAGACAGGTAAATCCACCACGATTATTGCGTATATGTTGCACTATGTGCTGTTCAATCAGAGCATGAGCGTAGCGATTCTTGCAAACAAACTGTCAACAGCACGCGAACTGCTTGGTCGCCTGAAACTCGCATACGAATACCTGCCCATGTGGTTGCAGCAGGGCGTGGTGGAGTGGAACAAGGGGTCAATCGTGCTGGAGAACGGCTCCAAGATTCTTGCGTCAGCCACATCATCGTCTGCGGTGCGTGGTGGATCGTTCAACTACATCTTTCTTGACGAGTTTGCGTATGTGCCGCAGAATGTGGCAGAAGAGTTCTTCTCGTCCGTGTATCCCACCATTACCAGCGGTCAAAGCACGAAGGTCACGATCATTTCAACGCCAAAGGGCTTGAATATGTTCTACCGTTTCTGGGTGAACGCCAACAAGCGACCGGGAGAAGACGGCAAGAACGAATATGTGCCTATTGAAGTCCACTGGAGCGATGTGCCTGGACGCGATGATGCGTGGAAAAAGCAGACCATTTCAAACACCAGCGAAGAGCAGTTCCGCACGGAGTTTGAGTGTGAATTCCTTGGCTCCATGCACACCCTTGTGCATTCTGAAAAATTGAAGTGTTTGGTGTACAAGACACCTGAATTCAGAAATGGAGAGGGGCTAAAGGTATACGCTCGTCCTGTTCCTGGCAACAAATACATCACGGTGGTGGACACCGCACGGGGACAGGGACTGGACTACCACGCATATTCTGTTATAGATGTGACCAGCATTCCGTATCGGCAAGTTGTCACATTCCGAAACAACCAGTTGGCTCCCATGTTGTATCCCAATGCCATCTATCCCATACTGCGGCAGTACAACAATTCGTACTGCTTGATTGAAGTAAACGATATTGGCGGACAGGTGGCAGACATTCTGCACGATGACTTGGAATACGACAACATCGTGTATGTGTCCATGCAGGGGCGCAAGGGGCAGGTGGTGAACGGTGGCTTCGGTGGCAAAGGCGGCTCTCTGAAAGGGGTAAAGACTTCCACTGCTGTGAAGCGCATCGGCTGCTCTATTTTGAAAAATCTGATAGAAGACACCAAACTGGTGGTGGAAGACTTTGACACGGTGGACGAGTTCTGCTCCTTTGTTGCCAAGGGCGACTCCTTTGAGGCAGAAGAAAACCACAACGACGATTTGGTGATGACCCTTGTGTTGTTCTCGTGGCTCACCACACAAGCGTATTTCAAGTCCATTACAGGCAGTGATATCCGCAAGGATTTGTATGAAGAGCAAATGAAAAATTTGGAAGAAGAGATGACCCCCTTTGGATTTGTGGACGACGGTTCTCCCGAGTCTACTTTTGTGGACGGACGGGGCACATCGTGGCAGATGGGAAGGGGTGAAAACCTAGATATGGGGTGGAGTTTCTGACCCTTTCGTGAATGGTTCAAAATAATACATACTCTCAGAAGCGCAGTCATAAAGAATTGACTTCTTCACGAAGGAGAACCCAAAAATGGCATTTAGAGTAAGCCCCGGCGTAAGCATCAAGGAAATTGACCTGACAACCGTTGTCCCTGCCGTTGCCACCACACCTGGTGGTTTTGCAGGATACTTCCACTGGGGTCCGGTTGACGAAATCGTCACCGTTACCCAGCAGACCGAACTTGCCAATATTTTTGGCAAGCCCGACAACAACAACTACCTGGACTTCTTTACCGCAGGCAACTTCCTGTCGTATGGCAACAACTGCCAGGTTGTTCGTGTGGTCGGCGCTGCGGCAAAGAACGCCAGCGTAACCAAGGCTGGTCTGACCGGAGTAGCCACTCTGGTCATCAATAACGAAACACAGTTTGGAGCAAGCGCAGGGCTTCCAACATCAACCGCTGCTGTTGCGGGTGTGGTTTTTGGATCAAAGTATCCTGGTGCCCTAGGAAACAGCCTGAAGGTTGTTGTTACGAGTGGACCTGGAACCACAACTGGAACTCTAGTCGCCCAGGCTGCTCTTGGTGCGTCCAGCATCCGAATCACAAAGGCAGCCGGTACAACTGCTGCTTTCTCTGTTGGCGATGACATCATCTTTGCTGACGGAACCACCGTTACAGTAAGTGGTGTTTCTGGACGGGGAGCCACAAGCGGAGATGTGTTCCTTGTGTCTGGTTCCGCTACAGGAATCACGCTGAACATCAACGGTCTTCTGCCAAAGGCACAGGACAACGGTGCGGCATTCACCCACAAGAGCGTATACGCAAAATACATCGGATCGAACTCCTACACCACTCCCTTTGCGGCTGACGCAGGTGGTTCGGGAGATCAGATCAATGTGCTTGTCATGGACAAGGACGGTCTGTGGACCGGAACGGCAAACTCTCTTCTTGAGAAGTTTGAAGGGCTTTCCCGTGCCACTGATGCAAAGAAGTTTGACGGCAGCAGCAACTATTACCGCACGGTTATCAACGATCAGTCCAACTATGTCTGGGCACTCTCTGCTGATGTCAACGACAACACAGGCGGAATCGCATCCAAAACCGATTGGGTTCGTATTGGTGCCCCGATTGCAGCAGGAACATTCCTTGCTGACAATGTAAACTCGCTTCACATGGCTGGCGCTGCTTCGGCTGCACCAAGCGATTCGGAGCGGTGGGCAAGCGGTTGGAGCAAGTTTGCCGATGCCGATGCAGTGGATGTTTCGCTGCTTCCGCTCGGCGCTGCTTCCGCAACCGTTGAGCAGTTGGTTGTGCAGAATGTCTGCGAGAAGCGTCTAGACTGCATGGCATTCATTTCGCCTGCACAGGCTGATGTTGAGAACAAGTTGCCGTTTGAAGCCTTGAACAGTCTCAAGACCTTCCGCGACACCACTCTCAACCTCAACTCGTCCTACGCAGTCATTGACAGTGGATGGAAGTACCAGTTGGACACCTACAACAATGTGGTCCGTCTGCTTCCGCTGAACGGAGACATTGCAGGACTGGTTGCACGCACCGAATTTACCAACGAGGCTTGGTTCTCTCCCGCAGGCTACAACCGTGGGCAGATCAAGAATGTGGTGAAGTTGGCGTACAACCCATCGTCCGAGGCTCACCGCGACGAACTGTACACCCGACAGATCAACCCTGTCGTGTCGTTCCCCGGCGAGGGCGTGATCCTGTTCGGTGACAAGACCGCACAGACCCGTCCAAGTGCCTTTGACCGCATCAATGTGCGTCGCCTGTTCATCGTGCTTGAGAAGGCAATTGCCACGGCTTCAAAGTTCTTCCTGTTCGAGCAGAACGATTCGTTCACTCGCGCACAGTTCAAGAACCTCGTGGTTCCCTTCCTCAAGACCGTTCAGCAGCGCCGTGGCATCACCGACTTCAAGGTGGTGTGCGACGAAACCAACAACACCGGAGAGGTCATTGACCGCAACGAGTTCGTTGCAGACATCTTCGTGAAGCCCACTCGCAGCATCAACTTCATCCAGTTGAACTTTGTTGCTACAAAGACGGGCGTTCAGTTCAGCGAAGTCGGGGCTTGAAGTCTAAATAAGACCAAGGAGTAATCCAAGATGCCAGTAGATCCTACAAACAATATTTCAGGATTTGTAAACGCCTTCGCTGGTGGTGGTGTTCGTACAAACCTGTTCATGGTCACGGGAAACATCCCCGGCTATGCCAACAACCGCGCAATCTCGTTCCTGTGCAAGGCTGCACAGATTCCGGCTTCCTCGCTCGGAACCATTGAGGTTCCGTATCGTGGTCGCCGCATCAAGTTGCCTGGTGACCGCACCTTCCAGGATTGGACCATTACGGTCATGTCGGACGCTAACATGAGCCTGCGTTCGGCTTTCGAGTTCTGGAGTGCCACTTTCAACTCCCATGTTGGAAACATCTCTGCAAACAACTTCATGCAGTTCATGCCCACATGGTCGGTCACGCAGTTGCTCCGTACAGGCGACGCTCTCCGCACATACAACTTTATCGGGTGCTTCCCGAGCGAAATCGGTGCAATCGACCTGTCATATGAGAACAACGACCAGATTGCTGAATTCCCAGTAACAATCAACTACTCTTGGTGGGAGGCTGCTCCTGGCGCTGCTGTTCCTGCTACGGGTCTTGGAGCAGAGAACATCCAGTCGCTGTTGCAGCAGGCTGGCATCAACATCGGTTCGGGTTTCTGATCTTAAAATTGACAGGATTCTTTATTTATGGCTATCAAACTATTTGGCTTTGAACTTGTTAGAGGGAAAGGGGCTTCCGGGGATGAGACTCCTCGGAAGTCCGTTTCTTTTGTTGCTCCCGACTACGATGACGGTGCAGTACCGGTAGAGGTCGGTGGCTATTTTGGAACCGTCGTAGACTTTGACGGTACCATCAAGTCAGATATTGATCTTATCAAGAAGTATCGTGACATGGCACTCCACCCTGAAGTGGAGTCTGCGATTTCAGATATCTGCAACGAAGCCATTGTCTACGATGATACCTTTACCACGGTGAAGATTGACACCACGAACCTGAAGCAGCCGAAGACCATCAAGGACAAGGTTGAAGCAGAGTTTGAGGAAGTTCTGCAACTCCTGAACTTCTCTCGTCGTGGTTATGAGATTTTCAGAAAGTGGTATGTGGACAGCCGCTTGTATTACCACATCATTATTGATGAGGGCAACAAGAAAAAGGGCATTCAGGAACTGCGACCTATTGATCCAATCAAGATTCGCAAAATCCGAAAGATAAACAAGAAGCCCCTGAAGGATCAAGCCCCCGCCGGTGTGCAGGTTGTTACCAATGTGGAAGAGTTCTATGTCTACAACGAGAGCGAACCAAATTCCACCGCACTGTCGATGGAAGGGCTTAAGATCAGCCCTGATGCTATTTGCTTTGTAAACTCTGGTATGTTTGACGGGTATCACAAGAAGATCATCGGCTACCTACACAAGGCAATCAAGGCACTGAACCAACTCCGCATGATTGAAGACGCGGTGGTGATCTACCGCATCACCCGCGCTCCCGAGAGGCGTGTGTTCTATGTGGATGTGGGCAATCTGCCCAAGCAGAAGGCTGAAGAGTATGTGCGTGGCTTGATGAATCGCTACCGCAACAAACTCATGTACGATCCCAACACAGGAGAGGTCGCGGATTCCCGCAAGCACCTGTCCATGCTTGAGGATTTCTGGATGCCCCGTCGTGAAGGCGGTCGTGGCACAGAGATTCAGACCCTTGAAGCAGGTCAGAACCTGTCCGAGATGGAAGATGTGAAATACTTTCAGAAGAAACTGTTTCAGTCTCTAAATGTGCCTGCGTCCCGTTTGGAAGAGCAGAGCGGCTTCAATCTTGGTCGCGCATCGGAGATTTCACGCGACGAGGTGAAATTCTTCAAGTTTGTGGAACGCCTCCGCATGAAGTTCTCCGAACTGTTCCTTGAACTGATGCGGGTGCAGTTGACCCTTAAGGGCATCATCAAGGAAGCCGATTGGGACGAGATGGTAGGGCAGTTGGCATTCAAGTTTGCAAAGGACTCCCACTTCTCCGAACTCAAGGAGAGCGAAATTCTCAAGGATCGTCTGCAAAGCGCACGGGATGCAGAAGATTTCGTGGGCAAGTATTACTCCCGCGAGTGGGTTCGCAAGAAGATTCTCCGTCAGACAGAAGACGATGTGGAGCAGATCGACAAGCAGATCAGCGCAGAGCAAGCCGCAGGACTCCTGCAAGCCCCGATGGGACCAGAAGCAGGCGGAATGGGTGCACCAGGACAGCCAGCGGGTGAGCCTGCCCCTGCCATGCCCACACCAAGCCCTGCTCCACAGCAAGGACCGCAGGTTACCATTGGTGAAATAGTGCCTGATGATGAAGAAGGGTGGAACACCTGATGGTTGGCTCATACAACGAATTCAAGACTGCCGTATACGGTTCCCTCAAATCCAAGGTCGCAGAGCGATTGGATGCTGAAAAGGAGCGTATTTCAAATAATCTGTTCAAGGGTGTCTTACCTGAAACAGAGGCAGAATCTAGCGAAGAAACCCAGTCAAACGAAGTCCAGAACTAAATAATCTAGTCTCATAGGAGAGCGCAAATGGACACAACCAAGCATATCGCAAAAGCAGTTTTGAACAAGAGTTTTGCTGAAGCCAAGGAATTGGTTTTCAAGTCGCTCTACGCCCGTGCATCGCTTGCACTAGACGAGGCTCGTCTTGAGGTTGCACAGTCTGTGTTCAATACCGTGCAGGAAGACGCGGAGCAGTTGGATGAAGTGTCTCCTCCAGGCATGGAGAAGATGACTGGCTCCAAGAAGACCAAGGCTTCGTTTGCGAAGCAGTATGGCAAGCGCGGCAAGAGCGTCATGTATGCCACCGCTTGGAAACTCCACAACAAGAAGGCTGGTCAGGACTGATGAAACTCATCACCGAAACAGTTCAAGACATCAATATTCTCACCGAAGAAAAAGACGGTAAGAAGCACTACTTCATTGAAGGCGTGTTCATGCAGGCTGAGTCCAAGAACAGGAACGGTCGCGTGTATCCCATTGCCGTGATGGAGAAGGAACTGAATCGGTATCAGAGCGAATATGTAAAGACCAACCGTGCAATGGGCGAACTCGGTCACCCCGAGGGTCCAACCGTGAACCTTGAGCGTGTTTCCCACCTCATCAAGGATCTTCGCCTTGAGAAGAACGATGTATACGGCAAAGCAAAAATTCTAGACACCCCATACGGCAAGATTGTCCGCAACCTTATTGACGAGGGTGTGAAACTGGGCGTGTCCTCCCGTGGCATGGGAAGCCTGAAGGAAGAGGACGGGGTAAATATTGTTCAGGAAGACTTCATGTTGGCTGCTGTAGATGTGGTTGCAGATCCGTCTGCCCCCAACGCATTCGTCAACGGCATCATGGAAGGGCGTGAATGGATATGGGATGGTGGTGTTCTAAAGCCTGTCGATGTGGAAAACTACAAGAAAACCATCGAACGGACTCCATCTCGTAAGTTGGAGGAGCAGGCGTTGCAGATTTTCAAAGACTTTATCTCAAAACTCTGAGCAGACTACATAAATTCAAAGGAGACTCACAGTCATGGCTAACGAAAAGATCGAAGATGTCATCAAGAAGGTAATCCTGGGCGAAGGCTTCCTTGCCGAGAACGCCAATCCCGAGAACGAGGAGCCAGTGGAGCCTGCCGAGGAAGCCGCTGATGAGGACTCGTTTGTAGAGGGCGAAGAAGTCTTTGAAGACGACGCTTCCGAAGAAGTCATCGAAGAAGCCAAGGACGAAGAGTCTGAGGAAGAAGAGGACGAAGAGGAAGAGGGTGAAGAAGAGGAAGACGAGGAGGAAGATAAGAAGGGCAAGAAGAAGATGCCTGCCTTCCTCAAGGGCAAGTTTGGCAAGAAGAAGGAAAAGATGGAAGAGGCTGCTTCGGACTATGCCGACACCAAGATTGCCCACGATGCCAACAAGAAGGGGCAGAAGATTGCCGAGCCAACCGGCGACAACAGCGCCAAGAACATGGCTACCATCAAGCCCAAGCCCTCTGCTGCCAAGGCTGAGACAAAGTATCCTTCACTGAAGAAGGAAGACATTGCTGCCATGTTCAATGGTCAGGAACTGTCGGAAGAGTTCAAGTCTCAGGCTGCAACACTGTTTGAGGCTCACCTTGCCGAGCGCGTTCACCAGGTTGAAGAGCAGTTGAAGTCGCAATACGAGGATCTTCTTGAGCAGCACACCGTTGCTGTGACCGAAGAACTCGTTGAGCGAATTGACGATTATCTCAACTATGTGGTTGAAGAGTGGATGCAGGAGAACCGCCTCGCTGTTGAGCAGGGACTCCGCACCGAGATTACCGAGAACTTCATCTCCAACCTCCGTGGACTGTTTGCCGAGTCTTACATTGAGGTTCCCGAGGAGAAGTTGGACCTGTTCGAGTCCACCGTCGAAGAGGTTCAGAACCTTGACGGTGAACTAAAGACACAGGTTGAGAAGAACATGGAACTCGTTGAAGAGGTTGAGCAGTTGAAGTGCGAAATCGTCTTCCGCGAGATCGCAGAAGGACTTGCCGATACCGATGTAGAGAAACTTCGTCGTCTAGCCGAGGATCTTGATTTCGATACCGTCGAGCAGTTTGCCGAGAAAGTCGCTGTTCTCCGTGAGAACATCGAAACCATCGGAGTCGCCGCAGAAGAAGCAACCAAGGAAGAAGGACTTGAAGAGTCCTACGAGGACGCTTCGGAAGCATCACCACTCGTTGAGGCATATGTGCGCTCAATGAGCAAGTCGAAGGAATAACCTTCAAGTTCAGAGTCATTTTCAGTCAAAAGACTGTTAACAAATAGGAGTAGGGAAAATGGAAAATAAGTTTCTAACCGAGCAGGCAATCCGCAAGTGGAAGCCTGTTCTAGACCACAGTGATCTCCCAAAGATCACAGACGCTCACAAGCGTGCCACCGTTGCTACCCTTCTGGAGAACCAGGAGAAGGCTATCCGCGAGCAGATGATCGCTGAGGCTTCGCCCACCAACGCTCTTGGCGCTGGTATGTCTCCTCTCGCTTCGGGTGGAGAGAACGGCAATCTCCGTGGCTACGACCCAATTCTCATCCAGTTGGTTCGTCGTTCCATGCCAAACCTCATGGCTTACGACATTTGCGGCGTTCAGGCTATGTCGGCTCCGACAGGTCTGATCTTCGCAATGCGTAGCCGTTATGCTACACAGGGCGGAAGCGAGGCTCTGTTCAACGAGCCAAACACTCTGTTTGCAGGTTCGTCTGATCCGACTCGCACTGGTTTCTCTGGAGCAACCGCAGGTGGTGCCGCACTCGGCAATACTGCTGGTTTCGGTCCAGTGACCGGCGTTGATCCGTTCTTCGGAACCACTGATGTAACCGTCAGCGGTCTAACCACAGGCTCTGGTCTACGCACCAACTTCGCTGAAGGCGAAGCACCAAACGAGATGGCATTCAGCATTGAGCGCGTCGGCGTTCAGGCTGCTACTCGTATGCTTGCCGCTTCGTACAGCATTGAACTCGCACAGGATCTCAAGGCTGTTCACGGTCTTGACGCTGAGACTGAACTCAGCAACATCCTGAGCACCGAGATTCTTGCTGAAATCAACCGCGAGGTAGTCCGCAATGTCTACCGTTGCGCCAAGTTGGGCGCACAGCAGACCGATCTTTACTACAAGACGGTTGCTGGTGGTCTTTCGAGCGGATCGGCTATCGGTGGCGTATACGACCTCATTCAGGACTCGGATGGTCGTTGGAGCGCGGAGAAGTTCCGTGGTCTGATGTTCCAGATTGAGCGTGAGTGCAATGTCATCGCCAAGGAAACCCGTCGTGGCAAGGGCAACTTCATCATCTGCTCGGCAGATGTTGCTAGCGCCCTCGCTATGGGTGGCTTCCTCAACATCAGCCCCGCTCTGAATGTCAGCCTTGATGTTGATGACACCGGCAACACCTTTGCTGGAACACTCAACGGTAAGATCAAGGTTTACATTGATCCTTACATCAGCACCGCTGCTCCAACAAACTTTGTTTGCGTTGGATATAAGGGCAGCAGCCCATACGATGCAGGTATCTTCTACTGCCCGTATGTCCCACTACAGATGATGCGTGCTGTTGATACCAGCACCTTCCAGCCCAAGATGGCGTTCAAGACCCGCTACGGCATGGTCGCCAACCCATTCGCTGAGGGCGCATCTCAGGGACTTGGAGCACTAACTGCTCGCAGCAATGTCTACTACCGCATCTTCCGTGTGGACAACCTCCACGGCGTTGCATCGTAATAGACTGCACTAAACCGCACGAAGGGGGAGGGGGAAACCCCTCCCCTTATCGTTTCTACATACTAGTATGGCAAACACCTATCAGTTCTACGACATTCCCGATGACATCAAGGATCGGTATCCCGAGCAGATCAATCCCCTGCTCCCGACCTACTATCGGTTCTATGTGTCTCGTCTTCCTGCCACAGTGTATTTCTGTCAGTCTGCGTCCTTGCCAACGGTGACCATGAGCGAGGTGCAGATGCCAACTCCGTTCGTCCCGCTGAAGTCCCCGTCCAAACTGGACTTTGACGAATTGAGTATTACATTCATCGTGGACGAAAATCTAAAAAACTGGCTTGAGATATTCAATTGGATGCGGTCTTCAACCAATATTGAAAACTACCAAGAATACACCAACCACCACCTCACCACAGGCAATCTCATTATTCTGAACAGTACGAAGAATCCAAAAATCAATGTGACCTTTGAGGGGCTGTTCCCACGCACCCTTGGCTCGGTAGACTTTACTTCAACCGCAATAGATCCAGAACCGTTTCAATGCACGGCTACATTCGGATATAGAAATTACAATATAGAACTAATTTGAGTTTTTCGTGTTGAAAGGTGCGCTGTGTGGTGTATACTGCCCACACGGAGAACCCAATGACGCTAGACGATATTCGTAAGGAAATTGAACGGGATGTGCGGCTTGATGACGCTGCTCTTGATTTGGAGTCGCTGAAGATTCCCCAACTGCACAGCAAGTATTTGAATTTTTTGACAGATGAGCGGCTGTGCATGAAGAAGGCGCAATCAGACTATGCCGTGCTGCGCCGCGCAAAGTGGGAATACTATACGGGCAAGATGTCACAGGAAGAACTCCTTGCTCGCGGATGGGAGCCGTTTGCCCTGAAGATTCTGCGAAACGATCTGGACATTTACTTGGACGGCGACACCGATCTGCACCGTTTGCAGCAGAAGATGGAGTATCTGAAAGAGAAGATTGCTCTGCTTGAAGAGATCGTGAAGGAACTAAACAATCGCCACTGGAAGATACGGAATGCCATAGAGTGGAGGAAATTCGTAAATGGTCAATGAATTTTCCGAACTAGCACCCCCTGACCCAAAGGGATGGTGGATAGACAAAATGTATATGCAGGCAGCATTCTCTGCTGCGCGGCACAGCACCGATCTACGCACACAGGTTGGATGCACACTGGTTATTCCCACACAGGGACCGCTGGTGTCTGCTTGGAACGCCGTTCCTGAATCACTGCTAGCCGCAGGATATCCTCTTCTTCCAGAAGACAAGAACTACTGCACTGAACACGCGGAACGCCGTGTGATCTACAAGGCAGTCCTGAACGGACTGCCTGTGCGCGGACTCCACCTTTACGGCACATGGGCAGCGTGTGCGGAGTGTGCCCGAACGATAATTGAGTTTGGAGTGCAGCGCGTGGTGACATCTTCGGTGCTTTTGGAACGGACACCTGATCGTTGGCGTGAATCGGTTCTGCACGGGCTACGCATGATGCGGGACGCGGGAGTGCAGGTTGTGGGGTGGAGAGGAGAATTGTCTCTTCCTGTTCCCATCAGATTCAATAGTGAAGCGGTGTTTGGAGCGGATCTCGCATGATGGTAGACCTTGATGTAACAGAAGTGGACTCCGTATATGTTCGTGTGCAGTGCGACCGTGGCATTGCTCTTGAACTTTCGGACTACTTTACATTCAAGGTTCCTGGTTACAAATTCATGCCAGCGTATCGTGCCCGTCTGTGGAACGGAGAGATCAAACTGTACAATGTCCACACACAGCACATATACGCAGGTCTTGTGGACTACATTAAGAAGTTTGCAGAGGAGCGGCAATACACCGTTGCCCTGCCTGTGCGAAACGGATTCAAGACCACTTTCAAGGATGTCAAGGGGTTTATTGAAGACCATCTAGACATACGGGTTCACGGCAACAAAACCCCTGCACACGAACACCAAGTAAACGCGGTTCTTCATGCCATGCAGGAGGAACGCTGCCTGCTGCTGTCTCCCACGGGCAGCGGAAAGAGCCTTATCATCTACTCTCTGCTCCGTTACTACTTGAGCAAGATTGGCAAGGACAAGAAGGTGCTTATCATTGTGCCTACGGTGTCTCTTGTAGAGCAGATGATTACGGACTTCACGGACTACTCTTCTGAGAACAGGTGGAGCGTTGAAGACAACTGCCACAAGATCAGCGCAGGTGCCGACAAAGCCACGGACAAGCGTGTTGTGGTGTCAACATGGCAGAGCGTATACAAGCAGAGCGACAAGTGGTTTGAGCAGTTCGGTGCAGTGGTTGGCGACGAGGCACACTTGTTCAAGTCCAAGTCTCTCACGGCAATAATGACCAAACTGAAGCGTTGTCCGTTCAGAGTGGGCACCACAGGCACATTAGACGGAACGAACACCCACCGCTTGGTGCTTGAAGGGCTGTTTGGTCGTGCCTACGAGGTCACGAAAACCAAATCACTCATGGAGAAGAAGATTCTCAGTGATTTGAAAATTGATTGCATCGTGCTGTCGTATCCTGATATTGACCGCGAATCCGTGAAGAGAGCAAAGTATCAAGACGAAATCAAGTGGATCATCAAATCGGAAAGACGCAATCGGTTTATTGCAAACCTGTGCAAGCGGCTGAAGGGCAACACACTCATACTATTTCAATTTGTTGAGGATCATGGAAAGGTGCTAAATAGTCTTGTGAGGTCTTGCCTTCCGGACGAACGCAAGGTATTCTTTGTGCATGGTGGAACAGAGGCTGAAGACCGAGAGGAGATACGCAAGATTGTTGACAGTGAAAACGATGCCGTGATCGTGGCTTCCTACGGAACCTTCAGTACAGGCATTTCCATACGGAGACTGAACAACATTATCTTTGCGTCCCCCTCAAAGTCCCGAATCCGAGTTCTGCAAAGCATTGGGCGGCAGTTGCGTGTCGCCAAAGACAAGGGTTCGGCGCGACTTTACGATATTGGAGATGATCTTTCTTGGAAATCGTGGAAAAACCACACGCTTCGGCATATGAACGAGCGTATGAGACTGTATGAAGCCGAAGGGTTTGACCACAAGGCAGTTCGCATCCAATTAGGAGAAGACCTATGAGCAAGAAGAAAACAGGTGGACTCAGAGTCTTCAAACTCCGTAGCGGTGAAGAAATCATAGGCAAGGTGGAGAGTAAGACCCGCAGCAAGATCAAGGTTCATCGCCCCATGCGTGTCGTGACATCCATTCAAGCCGATCCATTTACTGGCGTGAAGCGTCATGTAGTATATTTTTCAGATTGGTTGGGTTCCACATCAGAACTGTCTGCCGAACTTCCGTGCAACTTCATTCTCCTTGATATGCCGCCTGATCCTGATTTGATTGAACTGTATGATCGGCAAGTGGAATCAGATAATGCTGAACGCGCCGCAACCGCTGCTCGTCACGCAGACCCTGTTCCTCCACAAAAAGAGGAAGAACTGATGCAGTCTCTGGAAGAGGCAGACCGAGAAATAGAGTCTCTTCTGAAGCAGTATGCAGAAGAGCAAAAGAACAAGTCACAGTTTCCCCCCATGCCTCCACTGTCTGGTCTTGGTGGGATGGGTTTGCCAGGACTTGGTATGCCAAACATTCCCACTCGTCCACCTAATTCCATAGTTTTCTCCGTGAGCATTCCGCAGGAGATTCTACAGAGTTGGGTTGAAAGTGGATTTCTTGATTATCTGAAGGATTCCGTTGAAGAATTCATAAACACAGACTTTCTTGAGGAAATGATGAACGACGACGAAGACGAGGTAGAGGATTTGGAGGACGATGTTCAACCCAAGCCAAAGAAGCCCAAGAAGAACAAGCGGGAAAAAATCTCAAAAGATAAATGGGAAGAGCCTCCTGCTGACAAAAAAGAAAATCCGCAATTCGGAAACAGTCACGAAGACTGGTCACCGTATATAAAGGACTATCTCCCCGATCCTCCTAAAAAAGAGGATGATGCTTGACACGCCCCTAATAATGTGAGAGAATACTATGGCAAAAAAGAAGAGTGACCATTACATAGACAATCAAAAGTTTTTTGAAGAGATGAAGATGTGGAAGACTTTGGTGACCGCTGCAAACAAGGCGGGAGAAAAGCATCCACCTGTGACCTCTTATATCGGTGAGTGCTTTATGAAGATTGCCGAAAATCTGTCTCGCAAGCCGAACTTCATAAACTATCCATACAGGGACGAGATGATCTCTGACGGGATTGAAAACTGTCTGCTGTACGCATATAATTTTGATCCTTCCAAGTCTAGCAATCCGTTCTCGTATTTCACGCAGATCATCTACTATGCGTTCTTGCGTAGGATTCAAAAGGAAAAGAAGCAGGCATATATCAAACTGAAGAAGATTGAGATGAGCGATGTGGACTCGGCAATGAAGAAGTGGTTCCGTGAGAACTACCTGAAGGTGGGTGACAATTTTGAAACACTTCCCACCTTCCTGACGGAAAACGATATTCAGAATTTTGAGAAGAAAACCGAACCCGAGCCTGTTATTGAAAAGCCAAAGAAAGCACGAAAGACTACGAGAAAGCCAAAGGCAAAAAAGCCTGCTGCCAAGCCCAAGAAGAAGGACAAGAAGAAGTGAAGATTGCCCTTGTGACGGACACGCACTTTGGTGCGCGTAACGACTCCCCCATATTCATGGAACACTTCATGCGGTTCTTTGACCGCGTGTTCTTTCCGCGCATTCAAGCGGAGGGAATCACTACCATTATCCATTTGGGAGACTTCTTGGATCGTCGCAAGTTCGTGAACTTTCTGACACTGAACGCGGTGCGAAACGGATTCTTGAAGCGGTTGGAGGAGAGCGGTGCCACTATGCACTGCATTCTCGGGAATCACGATATCTTCTTCAAGAACAAGAGCGAGGTGAACTCACTACAGGAACTGTTCTCGGACAAGTTCGTGGTGCATCACAAGCCAACGGTTATGGATTTTGACGGTCTGCCTATTGCACTGCTGCCGTGGATCAATCGGGAAAACGAAGCAGAGTCTCTGAAGTTTGTGCAGGAAGCAGAGGCAGACATCCTGTGTGGGCACCTTGAATTGAACGGATTTCAGGTGCTGCGGAACACCCCGTTTGACGGCGGCATGAAATCCGACATATTTGACCGGTATTCTGCCGTGTATACGGGGCACTTCCACACACGACACTCGCGGGAAAACATCCACTACTTGGGATGCCCGTATCAGATCACCATGAACGATTACGGCGACAAGAAGGGATTTCATATTCTTGACACCGAAACCCGCGAGTTGGAGTTCGTGAAGAATCCCCATACGATCTTCACGCAGATCCGCTATGATGACTCCGCAGCAAGCGATACGGTGCCCCTGTCGGTGGAAGATGAGCGCACACGGGGCAAGTTTGTCCGCATCATCGTGGAGAACAAGACCAAGCCGTATCTGTTTGAGAAATTCGTGGATTCGGTATACGCATCGTCGCCCCACGGCGTGACCATTATAGAAGACCTGCAACCCGACCAAAACGGGGACAGCGACCTAGTGGATTTGGGAGAAGACACCATCTCCATCATCAACAAGGAAATAGAAGCCCTTCAGAATATTTCTGATCCCAACAGGTTGAAGACCCTTGTTCGTGACCTGTATGCGGAATGCATTGCAAACGAGACTGCCAAGCCATGATTACCTTCAACAAGATTCGATGGAAGAACCTGCTCAGTACAGGAAACCTGTTCACTGAAGTCCAGTTGGACAAGCACTCCACCACCCTTGTCTGCGGCGAGAACGGAGCAGGCAAGACCACGATGCTGGATGCGCTCACATTCGTGCTGTACGGCAAGCCATTCCGCAACATCAATCTGCCCCAGTTGGTGAACTCCATCAACGGCAAGGACTGTGTGGTGGAGATTGAATTCACTAGCAACGGCAGCAAATACAAGGTGACACGCGGTCAGGCACCAAAGGTCTTTCTTATTGAGAAGGACGGCAAGGCGGTGGATCAGACTGCCAATGCCAAGGACTACCAAGCCATTCTAGAGGGGCAAATCCTGAAGATGAACTACAAGACATTCTGTCAGGTAGTGATTCTTGGCTCCACGAATTATGTGCCGTTTATGCGGCTCCCTGCTGCGGATCGCCGCAACATCGTGGAAAACCTGTTGGATATTGATGTGTTCTCCAAGATGAACGAAGCCTTGAAGTCTCGCTTGACTTCCTCAAAGGAAGAATTGCGTGGAGTGGAAACCGAAATCACCACAATACGGATGAAGACTGAGCATAAGGCGGATCTCATCAAGAAGATTGAAGAGAAGTCCGATACGCAGTTGGAGTCCTACAAGAAGTCCGCTACGGAGGAGCAGGAAGCCCTGCAAGCCCTGCTTGAACGGAAGGCTACCCTGCAAAGCGAGATTGCCGCTCTCGCGGAAAGCGTTGCGTCCGTGGACAAGCAGCGTGACTCCATTTCACAGATGACTGCGCTACGCAAGCAGATGCAGGGCAACGCAAAGAAGGCTCAGGAAGAACGAGCGTTCTACGAGCAGAACGAAGAGTGCCCCGTGTGCAAGCACGATCTGTCCGAAGAGTTCCGTCAGGAGATGATCGGAAAGAAGGAGTCACGCGAAACCGAACTGGCTCTTGCTCTACAGAAGATGAATCAGATGCTTGAGGACGCTCGGACGAAATTGGATATTGCAAATGTGGTGGTAAAGCAGATGGAAGACAAGCGGCAGGAGTCACACAAGACCGATTCGGCTATTGCCTCATCCAAGAAATATCTGAAGCAGTTGCAGGAACTTGCCGAAAAGGTTCGCAGCGAAAAGGCTTCCCTACAGACAGAGCGGGATGCCATGACCGATCTGCAAGCACAGGAAGAGGAAGCGGAAGCACAGAAAAAGGAGTTGGTGCAGGATCTCCACACAATGGAAATTGCCACGGTGCTGCTGAAGGACAGCGGCATCAAGCGCAAGATCATTCGTAAATATATCCCCGCACTAAACAAAATCATCAACAAGTATTTGATTTCAATGGACTTTTTTGCTCAGTTCACCCTGAACGAGGACTTTGTTGAAATAATCAAGAGCCGCCACCGCGATGAATTTTCGTATGAAAATTTCAGTGAGGGTGAAAAATTGCGTATTGATCTTTCCCTCTTGCTTGCGTGGCGAGACATTGCTAGAATGAAGAACTGTGCCAACACCAATCTCCTCATCTTGGACGAGGTATTTGATTCTTCTTTGGATGCCGTGGGTACTGAGGAAGTCATCAAGATTCTCCAGAGCATGGGCGGTTCCAACAACATCTTCGTGATCTCCCACAAGTCTGACCAATTGCTAGATAAGTTCCAGAACATCCTGACCTACAAGAAGGTCAACAACTTCAGCAAACTATGCTAACCATGAGTCGGAAACTTTCAAAAGAACGGGCACAGCGCATCCTTGCGGGTGGAGCAGAGCCTCAATACGACCCGCAGACCAAGGCAGATGAACTTGATCTCGCAATTGAAAAAGCACTGTACTGGTACAGACAGAACTACCGTCTACCCACAGCCAAGTCTTGGGTTCGGGAATATCTACAGTCTGTTGGACGAACCGAAGATTCCGAAATTTGCGGTCGCGCAGACAAGAGCAATTTCCGATTTGTTGCTCCCTACTGCCGCATGGCTGTTCGGGGCTTCCCTCTCGGAGAGAAGTTTCAGTCACTGATCGCAAAGCACCTTGGAGAATTACTAGACAATGCTCGTTCCAACGCTCCCGCAGAAACCCGTCCCACCGTCCAAGACCGTATCGCTGCGAAGGCTGATGCCGTTCTTTGTGATCTTGAGCCTGTTATTGATCGCGTGGTGGCTTCTGTCCAAGGGGGCAAGAAGGTAGACAATTCCCTGAAGGAGTGGATTGATCGGAGTGATCTGAACCGTCCACTTGCGCTTATTGTGCGTGATCGCATTCAGTCTCTGCTTGACGAGGTAGCCGCTGCACGGGACGGCACTGATCCTGATCTGCGCGAGGGCTACTCCCATTTCAAAAAGACAAGCCTGAAGCACATGGTTGATAATTTGAATTCAGCGGTTTCGGTGCTGAACGACAGGCTAGGAGTCCTGAAGGCTTCACGAAAGCCCCGAAAGCGTAAAGCCAAGAGTGCGGAATCTCAAATCAAAAAGTTGAACTACTGCGTCAGAAACGAGCAGTTTGGGGTTGACTCTGCGAAGCCAGAGGCTATCATCGGGGCACAAGGACTCATCGTGTTCAACACCAACACCAACAAGGCAACGGTATTCGTGGCTTCTGAACCCAAGAGCGGTTTGGGAGTCAAGGGTTCCACCTTGACGGGATTTGATCCTGCAAAGTCTTTTGAAAAGACTGTGCGGAAGCCTGATGAATTCCTGAAGAATGCTGATGGTTGCCGAAAGACTTTTGCCTCTGCGGTTCGTTACCTCAGCGGCGTGAAGACCAAGAACTCCGAACCAACAGGACGGATCAACAAGCACTGCTTGCTGCTACAGGTAAACTAATGATTCTCGTTGACAATACACAAGTGATAATGGCATCCATTTTCGCACAGCAGCGAAACTTGGATGGGGTGAACGAAGACCTAGTGCGGCACATGGTGCTGAACACCTATCGAACCTATCGCAAGAAGTTCTTCCGCGAATACGGAGAACTTGTGATTTGCGAGGACGGTGGAGCGTCATGGAGGCGGCAGTTCTTCCCTCTATACAAAGCCAAGCGTCGTGCCGAGCGGAAGGAAAACGAAGAGCAGTGGCAGCGGTTCTATGACATCATCAATATCATCCGAGAAGAGGTTGCCGCAAACTTTCCGTATCGGTGCGTTCATGTTCAGGGCTGCGAAGCCGATGATGTGATTGCTTTCCTTGCAAAGCGATATTGCCAGCGCGAAAAGGTTTTGATCCTCAGCGGTGACAAGGATTTCGGTCAGTTGCAGTTGCACCCCAATGTGGCACAATACTCGCCCATGCTGAAGAAGTTCGTGACGGTGGAAAACCCGAAGCAGTTCCTTCTTGAACACATCATCAAGGGCGATTCGTCGGATGGAGTGCCGAACATTCTTTCGGATGATGACTGCTTCATGGCAGAGGACAAGCGGCAGAAGCCCGTGACAAAGAAGCGGATTGAAGAGATTCTTGACCATCTTGCGGCAACAGGAAAGGTTCCTGAAAAGTACGCAGCAAATTGGGACAGAAACGCTAAACTAATTGACTTGTTGCGTATTCCAACGGACTATGAAGAAAAAATTGAAGCCGAATGGAATAAACCTTTTTCCCCTTCCCGCAGCAAGATTCTTCCCTACATGATAGAGAAGGGGCTACGCAACCTTATTGGAGACATCCAGGATTTCTAATGGAAGACCGTTTTGACTACGACAGCCGTGACCCTGCCGCAAAGAAGGCGCGAAAGAGTGCTGATCGCAAGCACAAGAGCCGCCGCCGTCACGATGGAAAAGAACACCTGAAGCGATATGTGGAAGACTACAACGCAGGAAAGCGAGATTTTGATTATGACGACTACGAAGACTAATACAATTACCATTTCAAAGAAGACTCTTGACATTCTGAAGAACTTCTCTGCCATCAATTCTGGCATCACGGTGAACGAAGGCAATGTGCTGAACACCGTTGAATCAGGCAAGAGCATCGTGGCAGAGGCTCGTGTGACCGAAACCTTCCCGAAGAAGTTTTCCATCTACGAGTTGAACAAGTTTCTTGGAACGGTCAGTCTGTTCAAGGATCCAGAGTTTGTGTTTGAGGACAACTACATCCTCATCAAGAGCGGCAAGGCTAGTGTGAAGTATTGGTATTGCGATCCCACTCTTGTGGTGTCAACCAACAAGCGGATCAATATGCCGAAGGCTGTCGTTAAGTTTGATCTTGACGGGAAGGAGTTTGCCGAAGTTCTGAAGGCAGCATCCGTGCTTCAGGTGATGCACATGATTGTGCGTTCATCGGAAGACGGTTCGCGGATTGAACTGGCGGTGTCTGACAAGAGCGACAGGACTTCCAATTCGTTCTGTGTGGATGTGGGAGAAAACACCTCTGGTGCGAAGTTTGAATTCATCTTTGATGTGGACAACTTGAAGATGATTCCCGGCGACTACACCGTTGAGATTTCGGAGAAGGTTGTGTCGTGCTTCTCCAACAAGAATGAACCTATTACCTATTGGATTGCTCTGAACGCCGATTCCACTTACGAGGCTTGATCGTGACTACAACTGAAACCGTGAAGGGTCTTTGGGTTGAGAAGTATCGTCCACGCAGTGTGGGCGACTGTATCCTGCCACAGGAAACGCATGATCTTTTCATGCAGATGGTAGAGCGCGGCGAACCACAGAATCTGCTCCTGAGTGGGGGCGCTGGCTGTGGAAAGACCTCTGTTGCCCGAGCATTGTGCAATGATCTTGATTGCGACCATATTGTGGTGAACTGCTCCGAGGATGGCAACATTGATACGCTGCGGACTCGCATCCGAAACTTTGCATCCACCGTGTCTCTCATGGATGGAGTAAGGAAAGTGGTGATACTGGACGAGTTTGACTACTCAAACGCACAGTCCACTCAACCTGCCCTTCGCGGTTTCATTGAGGAGTTTGCGAACAACTGCCGATTCATTCTGACCTGCAATTTCAAGAATCGGATCATTGAGCCGCTGCACTCCCGATGCACACCCATTGATTTCAGAATTCCCACGAAAGAGAAGGCTCAACTCGCAGTAAAGTTCCTGAAGCGAGCGGAGGAGATTCTTGGGGAAGAGGGAGTGGAATACGATCAGAAGGTGGTTGCCCAACTTATCAGCAAGCACTTCCCTGACTTCCGCAGGACTCTGAACGAGTTGCAGCGGTATTCGGTGAACGGCAAGATTGATGTGGGTATTCTACAGACAATGGGCGATGTTCAGGTGAAGTCCCTGATGAAGTCCATGAAGGCAAAGGACTTTACGGCAGTCCGCAAGTGGGTGGTGGAGAACCTAGACAACGATCAGACCCGTATCTACCGATCCATCTACGACAGCCTGTATGAATATGCCGAACCCGCATCCATTCCTCCTGCCATCCTGATCCTTTCGGACTATCAGTATAAGGCTGCGTTTGCGGCTGATGCGGAGATCAATACCACCGCGTGTCTGGTTCAGTTGATGATGGAGGTAAAGTTCAAGTGAATCTGTCTGATTATTTGAATGCCATCAATGTGAACAAGGAACCCCTCATGGACGAGAGTGAGGTTTACGCAAAGCACTCGTATCCCCCGTTCGTGGTGGCACGGTGCCTTTCGTATTTTCCCGATACCCTGTTTGCTGCCAACGAAGTAAATATTCGTCCCGTGATGGATTCAAAAATGCACTTTGACTTTCTGCGGGGTGCAGTCCGTCCACGCAAGCGGTTCTCCAAGTGGCTGAAGCGGGAGGAGGACGAGCGTGTGGCGGCTCTGGTGGAGTATTACGGCATCTCTAGCCGAAAGGCACGGGAAGCCCTCACCGTTCTGACAGAGGATGTAGTTTCTGATATTGTGGCTCTAGTGAGCAAGGGTGGAAAGCGATAGATTTCTAAATAGTTCCGTGTCAGTTCAGAATTAACGGAGTGAACAGAACATGGAACAAGACGAACGCTATATCGACCTTGAAGCAACCGATCTTCTAGAGGTCACCCTACAAAAGCCTGATGACTTTTTGAAAGTCCGTGAAACGCTTACCCGAATTGGCGTTTCGTCCCGTACTGAAAAGAAACTGTGGCAGTCCTGCCACATTCTCCACAAGAAGGGCAAATACTACATTGTCCACTTCAAGGAGATGTTTGCTCTGGATGATCTACCCACATCCATAAATTCCGAAGACATTGGACGGAGAAATACCATTGCGTGTCTGCTGGAAGAGTGGGGGCTTGTCAAGATTGTTGACAAGAAAAAGGCTGAAGAGCGAGTCCCGCTGAACAAAATAAAGATTCTCCCGTACAAGGAGAAGGGCGAGTGGGAATTGTGTCCTAAATACCACATAGGGCGTTCCAAGAAGAACATTAAACCCGAAGAGTGAAAATGGAGATTCATAATGAGACTAGTGATAAAGTTCCCCACCCGTAATCGTCCGGACAAGTTCAAAGCCGTATTCACCCGATACCTGACATTCCTCAGTGGTCGGCATGATGTGCGGTTCATCCTCACTATGGACGAGGATGACGCAACCATGAACAACGATGCCATGCAGCAGTGGATTGCCACCCGTGCCCGCTGTGCCCAAATAGAGTGCTTTTACGGGCACTCCAAGACGAAGATTGAGGCTTGCAACGCCAATCTAGAGGGAGTGGACGGCGATGTTCTGATGCTGGCATCGGACGATATGGTGCCAGTCCACATGGGATACGACGAGATCATCAGTCAGGTGTACGCACAGGCTTTTCCCGATTACGATGGTGCCATCAAGTTCTGGGACGGATTGCGTCCAAAGGAAGACCCCCTGATGACCCTCACGGTCATGGGATTCCCCTTATACAAGCGGTTTGGATACATTTACAATCCTGAATACAAGTCCCTGTACTGCGACAATGAGCAGACGCAGGTGTGCATGGCGTTGGGCAAGTTGCGGCGGTGTGATCTGTGCATCATTCAGCATCAGTGGAGCGGAGAACCGTGGGATACGCTCCATGCACGGAATGAAAATAAGGAAATGTACGGAATCGACGGTGAAACCTTCAAGCGTCGTGCAGCCAATAAATTTGACATGGAGAAGATGTTCTATGCCGGTACCAGCAAGTGAAATCAAGTTCAGCATTCTGATTCTGTCCATCCCGTCCCGATTTGAATCGCTGAAGGCGGCGGTCACGCATCTACAGGAACAAGTCGATGCCACGGGGCAGGGCAAGTCTGTTGAGATTCTTGTTCTGCTTGACAACAAGTCCAAGAGCATTTCCGAGAAGCGCAATGATCTTTTGCAGATGGCACGGGGCAAGTATATTGCTTTCTTGGATGATGATGATGCGGTCAGCATGGATTATATGAGCAAGATACTGACTGCTATTGACGAGAACGATGTGGACTGCATTACATTCAACCAGTGGTGCAGCCTTGACGGTGAGCCGATGGATGTGGAGTTTGGCATCGGTAATCCGCATGGGCAGTTGTGGCGCGACGAGGAGGGATTCCTTGGTGACATCAAGCGTCCGCCGTACCATATGTGTGTGTGGCGGCGTGAGATCGCGGTCAGCGAGGCATTCAATCCAGTATATGGATCAAATGGTCAGTCTAGTGAAGATATTGACTGGCTCATGCGGTTGTATCCAAAGGTGCAGACGGAGTATCACATTCCAGAATCCCTTCATGGTTACATTTACAATTCAAAGACCACCGAATCGCTTGTCCCACAGGAGCAGCAATGAAGGTTCTATTAAACTACGCTGATGGAAAGTTTTTACACTCGCAGTTGTTGAACAGCCAAACTGGATTGGCATCGGGATTTAATGTTGTCTACAACATGGGTCGTTCTGATATAGACTCCGATTTTATGAAGACAAACAACAACATACTGTCACAGAAAAGAGGAGTTGGGTATTGGTTGTGGAAACCATACTTCATAACAAAAATACTGTCAACATTAACACCAGATGATGTTCTTTTTTACTCCGATTCTGGTTCTGTGTTTGTTCGTAGAATGGAGCCTGTGTTTAATGAAGTTCATTTGGATGCAAGAGGTGTTATTTCTTTTAATCTTGCAGGAAAGCATCTAGAAAAGTACTATACTAAAAGAGATGTATTTACTTACATGGATGCAGTAACGCCAGAGTACACTGATACACCCCAGAGGATGGCTAGTTTCATGTGTTTCAGAGGAACGGATTTTGCTAGATTCATTGCAAATGAATATCTGTCTCTCTGCTGCAATCCCAAACTAATAATGGATGGTCCGAATGAGGACGGATGGATTGAACTAGGATTCGTGGATCATCGTCACGATCAATCTATATGGAGTCTATTGACAAAGAAGCATTCCATTACTATGATGCCAGATCCCACGCAATGGGGAGTTCAGCACGGAGAAAATGGAGAAGAGCATCAGTTCCTTATTCACACGCGAGATCCACGATGAAGATAGAAGTTTCTAATGGAGAGATAGCAGACAAGGTTTCTATTCTGATGATAAAGAAAGAAAGACTATCCAATCCAGAAAAGATTTCTAATGTCATCAGTGAACTGAATGCCATACTACCTGGCATGAATTCTTTTATGGAAACAGATCATCCTCTGTTTCAACAACTAAAGTCCGTGAACGCCGAGTTGTGGATAATTGAAGACGCAATAAGAGACAAAGAAAGAGCGAAAGAATTCGATCAAGAGTTTATTGAGTTGGCTAGAAAGGTTTACATTGTCAACGATGCTCGCGCTTCAATAAAAAGAAAGATAAACGAGCAAACAGGATCTTCTTTGTTTGAGGAAAAATCATATGCAGCATATTGATTTTGATCCTAATTCAATAATAGTTCATCACCATCTTGGACTAGGAGATCATATCATTTGCAATGGAATGGTACGATATATACTCAAACACGCATCTCCATCTTGCTTGTGGCTAGTGACTAAAAATAAATATGGAAATAATGTAAAAGCCATGTATGCAGATGAACCACGCATAAAGATACTTCCTGTTCAGCACGATCAGGATTTATACAATATGCCATATGATTGGTCAAAAATTAGATTGGTTCGTGCAGGTTTTGAGAAGTGTATCAATTCTGAGTTTGATAAGTCAATGTATGATTCTGTCGGTGTTCCTTTCAGCGAAAGATGGGATTCTTTCTACATCAAGAGAAATCACATTAGCGAGCAAAAACTCATAGCAGAACTAAACCTTCCTGAAAAATTTTTATTGGTTCACGATGTTTCTAGTATTGGAAAGTATGATTTGAAAATAGACACTGATCTACCAATAGTCAGAGTTCGTCACACAAGCAGCGAATCTTCCATGTTTGACTGGATGTGTGTTGTAGAAAAGGCAACGGAAGTACATTGTATAGATTCATCTTTCATCCATTTAGTCGAATCTATGAGTAGACTTTCTGGTAAACTTTTTTATCATATGTGCAAAGTTCACGACATTGAGTTTTCTAGAAAAAATGAGTGGACTAAAGTTCATTACTAGAAAGAGAGTTTCATGTGAAAACTGCTGTAATACCAACTAGAAATGATAATTACGGGATGTTCTTGGCAGAAAGAGCAATTCAGTGTTTGAACTGCATGGTAGAGGTTTTTGATGAGGTTATACTCGTAGATTGGAACTCTCCTCATGGTGTTCCAATGATAGATCAGATAAAAGATTTTGTCCAACCGACAGGAAAACTGCGATGTATTACTGTCGATAAAGGGTTTGTCGCAGCCAATCTGCCAAAAGAAGCACAGCCATGCTGCGAAGTCTTGGCTAGAAATGTCGGAATACGCAGAGCAAAAGGAGATTGGATTGTCTCCTGCAACATAGACAATATACCAACTCCATTTTCAGAACAGACACTTGATCCTAAAAAAATCTATACCATAGCAAAGTGGAATGTTCCAGAGAACATACACCTGATACATCTATTGAATCTCAGTCCATCAGACAAGATATCTGCTCTAATTCAAAATAGAAACATTCTTGAAAAGATGGAAAGAATAGAAAAATATGATCCAGCAGACAGATATTCTCTAGTAATTGGTTGTGGAGATTTTCAAGCAGCACACCGGTCTGTATGGAATACTATTCGTGGGTTTGAAGAGGCACTTTATCATAGATGTTTTAGTGATTCCAATGTGCAAGCAAAGGTTGCAAATCTAAAAGGACATTCTGTTGAACTTTTAGATATTGATTGGTTTCATCTAGAACACAAAAATAATCCATACTTCTGGACAAAGGACAATACGATTATAAGAAACAACAAAGAGGATGCGTTCAACAAGTATGTGGTTACTCACAATTCAGAGTTGTGGGGATATGCAGACAAAACATTTGAAGAAAGTGTACACTGATGAATAGTTATATTGAAAAAATAATACACACTACTGTCAATGGATCGGGTGATTCGGAACAATTGTGCGCCGCAATTTTTGGGATTGCACTCACGACTAGAGGAAAGAGATTTCTTGAACTTGGTGTTAGAGAGGGACACACCACTCTTCCTCTTTTAGCAGCAGCAAAGGAATTGGGTGCAACTGTAACATCTGTCGATATTGAAGAAACGACCTTTGATTGTCCAGAAGATTTAAAACCAAATTGGAATTTCTTAAAGAGCGATGCAATCGACTTTCTAGAAAAAAATCAGACTTCATTCGATTTGATTTTTATTGATGATTGGCATGATGGTATTCATGTTAAAAAAGAGATAGACCTTCTAGAACCGTATTGCAATAAAAATACTGTAGTACTCCTCCATGATCTGATGGCTAGGACTCATCCGAATTACAACACAGATGTTGGATACGGTGAGTTTGGAAACGGCGGACCATTTGGCGCAGTATGTGGTCTTGATTCTGATGTTTGGGAATACTCTACTCTTCCGTTTTGCAATGGACTCACCATATTGAGGAAATACTGATGCGATATTTGATCCTTGGTTCTTCTGGACAAATCGGTAGTCATCTAACAAAATTTCTAATTGATCGGGGACACATTGCCGACACTTTTGATATAGTTTTGTCAGAAGATCACGATATCAGAAAGTATCCAAATGATCTTTTGAAAGAAAAGATCAATACCGCAGATTTTGTGTATTTTCTAGCGTTTGATGTTGGTGGATCAAGATACTTGAAACGATATCAAGATACTTACCAGTTCATAGACAACAACATAAAAATAATGAATACGGGCTTTTATTATTTGAACGAATCAAAAAAGCCGTTTTTGTTTGCGTCTTCGCAGATGTCTAGTATGGAATATTCTTCATATGGAACGCTTAAAAGACTCGGTGAACGCTATACAAGATCGCTAAATGGCTTGGTTGCTAGGTTTTGGAATGTGTATGGAATTGAACACGATGAAGAGAAATCTCATGTTATAACCGACTTTATAAAGAAGGCTATCAACACTGGAACTATTGATATGATGACTGATGGAATGGAAGAGCGTCAGTTTCTATATGCTGATGACTGCTGCGAGTGCCTACACCAACTATCCACTATTTACGATTCTATTGATAGGTCAGAAGATTTTCATGTGTCTAGTTTTGAGTGGGTGAAGATAATAGATATTGCTAAGATTATTCAATCCAACATACAATGTGATATAGTTCCTTCGGTGGATGTTGATTGCATTCAGCGAAATGCAAGAAATGATCCCAATACAAACATCTTGAACTATTGGAAACCAAAGACTAGTATTTCGGATGGAATAAAGTATATGTGTGATTACTATAGTTCTATTTGCAAAGATGGTTCAGTATTATGATTATCGTCATTTAGAGTAGAGGTTTACATGATATCAATAAACACACATCCAAATTTATACTGCAAAGATTATACTGACGCTTTATCTTTTGCAAAAACACTCAAGCCGAACAGAACACCAAACAAGATGCAGTTTCATCTGTATTGGAGAGTTCCCTCCGATGTGGGAGACAAACATCTTACCTGTCTGAAATCCATAGTTGCAAACCACGAAGAGATGAATCACGAAAATTACGAGATTAATCTGTGGTCTAATCTTGATTTGAGTCAAAACGAAATCTTGAAGCCGGTTTCTCCTTTCGTGAAGCATCGGCTTTGGAATCCGCTAGAAGAGATGGTAGGAACCCCACTAGAGGATCACATAGACTATTTTAAGTCCGTGGTAGTAGATGATTCTTTGTGCTGGCTAGGAATAGACCTGTTCAAGATTTTGTGTTTATACAAGTACGGTGGATTTTTTGTTGATATGGATGTCTTCATCCTACGGGATATGAGTCCGCTCAATGATCTGAATTTTCTGTATCAATGGGGAGATACTGGAGCCAATCCTGACGCTCTAAATCCAATGGGTGGTCCGCCACCAAAAAGAATACTCTGTAACGGCGCGATAATGGGGTTGCAAAAGGAAAGCATTACAGCATTTAGATTCCTAGAACAACTACGATATATTAGACCCGTTCCAAACAGTGTATGTTGGGGGTGTGCTTTGTATGATGTCGTGCAAGATCCCAATTTGTATAAACTGCCCTGCTCTTGGTTCAATATAGAGTTGCTTGCCAATATGCCATCGGATTTCAATCACCTCAAGAAGCACGACTACGCTTACGATCCACATGAAGGCTGTTTTGCTTGGCACTGGCATAGCGCCAGAAGGTGGAATGCTTCTGTGGAAGAAGGATCTAAGTTTGATGTGCTTAGAAAGATCATAGATCAGAAGTTTGATTCGGTGGTTTCTAGTTGACCTCTTGGAGGATATACAAGTGAACAAGTTTATAGATTTAGGTTGTCATGGATTAGAAGGTCTAGAAAGCATACTGTCTACGGGAGCAATAGACCACACATATTCTGTTTATAGTTTTGAGGCAAATCCATATGTCTATGTGAAAGCATTAGACCGAGCAGATGTCATACGAAACCGATTTTCCAGTCTCACCGTTTATAACTGTGCTGTTCTTGATACTGACGGAATAGTTCCGTTCAACATAGAGAAAAATAAAACAAGTAATGCTTGTAACGCTCTAGAGTCTCCTCCAGAGATGGATGTTGTTTATGGAGCATCTTTTTCTTGGTCGCAAATTCCAGTCAATAGTATTTGTGCGGAGACACTTCTATATGTTTGTGATGCAAGCGAAACTGATAACATAAAGATAAAGTGTGATATAGAAGGAGCAGAGTTTTTGTTCCTATCGGATTTGCTAAAGAGCAGCAGACTAAACTGTGTCAAGGAAATCTACATTGAGTGGCACGATAGATTCTGGTATCCAAATCACGAAAAAAAGATAGCCGAAAAGAAAGAACTCATAGATCAATTGAGGCTAAATAACATCATAGTCCATGAGTGGTCTTGATTGAAATAAACAGGAGAATCGTAATGTCTACAGTATGTCTATCAATGATTGTAAAGAATGAAACGCACATTATCCACGAATGCTTGGACTCTATCTCTCCACATATAGACTATTGGGTGATTGTGGATACGGGTTCTACTGACGGAACACAAGAACTTATTAAGAAGTATTTTGCTGAAAAGGGAATTCCTGGAGAACTCCATGAGCGTCCGTGGGTTGACTTTGGACACAATCGTTCCGAGGCTCTAGCACTCTGTGATGGAAAGGCGGACTATGCTTGGATGATTGATGCAGATGACCGTATTGTTGGAAACTTTGTGTATCCCAACGGCAAGAACCTGATTCACGATGGATATGCTCTGAAGTGCGGACGCGATCAGTGCATCTGGTGGCGCAATCAAATCTTCAAGACGGGAATCGGTTGGAAGTATGTGGGAATCCTACATGAATACGCGCACTGCGACAAGCAGCCACTCAATCAACTCAAGATTGATGGAAATTATCATCTCGAAGCACGGACAATTGGTCACCGAAATGTGAACATCACCCCCGTGGAGAAGTATTCCAAGGATGCCATTCTGCTTGAGAAGGCTCTTGAGACAGACCCAAACAACACGCGCTATCAGTTCTATCTCGCGCAGTCGTATTTTGACTCACAGCAGTGGGACAAGGCTATTGCAGCATACTACAAGCGCGTGGAGATGGGTGGATGGGAAGAGGAGTGCTACTACTCCCTGTTCCGCATCGCTCTGTGTGAAATCTCCAAGGAGTCTCCGTGGACGACAGTGCAGCAGAAGTTCTTGGACTCATATGATTTCCGTCCGTGCCGTGCAGAACCTCTCCATGCTATTGCGCGATTTCTGCGGATGAACGGGCGACCCCGTGCTGCCTACCTGTTTGCAAAAGAAGCGGCTCAAATTCCGTATCCACATCAGGACATCCTTTTCATTGACAACAATGTATACAACTGGATGGCACTGGACGAACTGGGTTCTACCGCTTTTTATGTTCACGACTACATGACAGGTCTTGCTGCCTGCGAGAAGTTGCTCAAAGAAAACCGTTTGCCGCAGAGTGAGATTGAGCGTAATCAAAAGAACCACGCTTCATACATGGAACGCATCAATCAGATAAAGGCGAGTCACCCTGATGCATTGAATATGCTGCGTTCTTCGCCCATTTCACAGCCTATGGTGACCACTATAAATACAGTGAAGGCAAAGACCTTCAAGAAGAGGAAGCGATAATGGCTAGAAATTCTCCGTCTGGAAAAGGTCGTGGTGGATTTGCAAGCAGTGCCACTCGCAGGACACGAAAGCATAGGGTTTTGGTAAAGAGTCAGAATCGTCACCAAAATATTTTAAACAAGGAAAAGGCATTGTAATGGCATCCGCGTATTACGATATACAGGCACAGCAAGACTCCACTTTGGATTTGCATTTAGAGTATCTTGCCGATGACGAAACTCCTATAAATATGGGACAGTACTCTGCTCGTTTTCATGTAAAGCCCAGTTCCGCTTCGGATGTGCGTTACTTGGAAATAACGGGTTCTGGCGTGACCAGTGGGGTCACGGGTGGAAGTGGTGGAATATATTTGAATTGTGGTGAGACAGGTGGAGTGCTTACGGGTGGGGTCAGGATATTTGCTGACACCGAATCTATGGGATATGTTCCTGAAGGATCGTGGCACTATTCGCTTGAACTCACTGCCGGTGACACAACAGAGGAAATCATGCACGGGAGATTCGTGGTATTGCCTAAAGTTACTAGAGGATGACCAACCGATCACAGGGGGAACAGGGTAATGGCATCCGCATACTACGACATCAATACTCAGCAGAGTTCCACCTTTAATTTTCACATAGAGTATTACGATGAAAACGGTGATCCTGTTGATCTGACTGGCTATACTGTACGCCTGCAAGTGCGACCGAACACAGAAAGCAGTCGTCTATATCTTCATATTTCAAACAGTGAAGTAATCAGCGGCGGCACAGCAGGAGACTTTGGAGCAACTGGCGGTCTTGCTGGTGTGGGAGGCGTTTATCTAAACAAGGGATCAACGGGTGCCACCATGACTGGTGGCATATTCATTTCAGCAGATGCTGTTTCGATGAGTTATGTTCGTGTTGGTTCGTGGAAATATTCTATTGATCTGGCAAAGGATGGAAGAACCGAAGAACTGATGAGTGGTCAGTTTGTGGTGAGCCCAAAAGTGACTAGGTTGGGGACAGCGGTTCTGCCTGGTGCAACTCTGAGTTTTGTCGGTGTTACTCTTGCTCTCGGAACAAACATTTTTGGAAATCTTGTTTCTGCAAATCAGGTGTTGATTCCGGGTCCGCAGGGCAGCAAGGGTGAAACTGGTCCCATAGGTCCAACGGGACCACAAGGAAACACCGGACCAACAGGTCCACAAGGCAATACTGGCGCAGACTCCACAGTTCCTGGTCCAGCAGGTCCGATAGGACCACAAGGCAGCAAGGGCGAAACTGGTTCTGTAGGTCCGACTGGTCCAACAGGTCCACAAGGCAATACTGGTGCAGACTCCACCGTTCCTGGTCCAACAGGTCCGACAGGACCACAAGGCAACACAGGTGAAACTGGTCCTCAAGGAAATACAGGACCAATAGGTCCGACTGGTCCACAAGGCAATACGGGACCGACTGGTCTACAGGGTAATACCGGTGCAGACTCCACCGTTCCTGGTCCAGCAGGTCCGACAGGACCACAAGGCAACACAGGTGAAACTGGTCCTCAAGGAAATACAGGATCAATAGGTCCAACAGGTCCGACTGGTCCACAAGGCAACACGGGACCAACAGGTCCACAAGGCAATACTGGCGCAGACTCCACGGTTCCTGGTCCAACAGGTCCTATGGGTCCGACAGGTCCAACAGGTCCACAAGGCAATACTGGTGCAGACTCCACGGTTCCTGGTCCAACAGGTCCGATGGGTCCGACAGGACCGCAAGGCAGCACAGGTGAAACTGGTCCGATTGGTCCAATGGGTCCGACTGGTCCACAAGGCAATACGGGACCGACTGGTCCACAGGGAAGCACAGGTGAAACTGGTCCGATTGGTCCAACAGGTCCGATGGGTCCGACAGGACCGCAAGGCAGCACAGGTGAAACTGGTCCGATTGGTCCAATAGGTCCAACGGGACCACAAGGAAACACCGGACCAACAGGTCCACAAGGAAATACTGGCGCAGACTCCACAGTTCCTGGTCCAACGGGTCCGACTGGTCCAACGGGACCACAAGGAAACACTGGTCCCACTGGTCCAAAGGGAGACACTGGACCAGTTGATTTTTATGTTTCTTCTCTGAACGGACTGTCCGGACCAGTGGGTATATCAGCAGGAACAAACATCACTATAACGGTATCTGGACAGACTTTGACCATATCTTCCATCGGCGGCGGTGGAGGAGACAGCACTCTTTCTTGGTTTTTCGCATGAGCAAGAAGAACAGATACAACAACGGATATATTGCTCTAAATGCCCTTGACTATGAAGATAGGGGATTGGTTTCTCCGTCTAAACGATATGTTCGTGGGGTAGAAACCAATGAATCTGATGCAGAACTTCCAACGGCATGGAATCGCCCTGCGGACTGGCTGCCAATGCCAACACTCACACCGAGCGATCAGATGTTTTGTGGAATACTTGCTATTTATCAGGGAGCGAGTGGAAATTCGGGAGCATCTGCTGACAGCAATTTTGTTGCTTTTTCTCTAGGATTGAATGGATTGGCAAGAGATTACATTGTTGACTGGGGAAATGGTGTAACTCAACAGTATGCTTCTGGAGCAACAGCACAATACCGGTACAATTATGATGGAGTATCAGCAGAAACAACAACATCTGGTGGATTCAGGCAGGTGCTCATTAAGGCATATCCTGCATATGTCGGCGGAGCAACACTGACATTCATTGATTTGCAGAAACAGTATCGTGAACCTGGAGTTACTTTCTATGGTAGTGCAACTCCAACAGGAAATCTTGGAGCAAATTGGTTAGACATCAAGATTGCAGGATCTGGAATCACTGGTTGTTTTTTTGGACTGAAGCAGCCAATTACAACTCCCGTAGTAACACTAGACCTTTTGCAAAACTTTGAATGGGTTGGATCTAGTTCCATTTCAAATTTTTCGTATATACTTGGTAAGTGTCGGGGTCTTAGAAATGTTTCTGGTACTGATTGGACATCAAACGGAACAAATTTTTCAAATATGTTTGATGGGTGTCGGTCCCTTGTGAATATTTCTAGGTTCAATACATCAAATGGACAAAACATGAATGGTATGTTCGCTGAGTGCTGGTCTTTACCCGCAATACCAGCACTTGATACCTCTAGAAACAATGATTGTGGTTATATGTTTAATCAATGCTTTGCATTGAAAAGCATTCCACTCATAGACACATCAAAAGTTAGTAATTTCTTTGGAATGTTTGCTGGTTGTTATTCCTTGAAAAAAATTCCTCCACTAGACACATCAAATGGAACAATGTTCAATACCATGTTTGGAAGTTGTCAGGCTTTGAAGACCATTCCTCAGTTGAACACATCCAAAGGAACGGATTTTGGAAATATGTTTTTGGGTTGTGAGTCTCTGCTATCAGTTCCCCCCCTAGATTTGAGCAAATGCACTAGTGTATTTCAGATGTTTTGGAACTGCAAATCTCTCAGAGATGTTCAGGGTGTATATTCTCTAGGCAATTGCAATTCTACGGCTAATATGTTTGTAAATTGCTACGCACTAAGAGTTGTTCCCAGACTAATCAATACTCAAAACATAACAAGTTGCTCATATATGTTTAACGGTTGCAATAGTTTGAGTGAGATTCCTCTTTTCGATACGAGTGGATGTTTGAATTTTACATATATGTTTGAAGGATGCACTAGTCTGAAGAGTGTTCCTGTTTTCAATACATCCAAAGCAACGAACATGACAGCCATGTTCTCTGGTTGTAGAAGTCTAGAAACAGTTGCTTTTGGAGACACTTCCTCCTGTCAGACATTTGCTAATATTTTTAGGAATTGCCGAGCCTTGAGGCAGGTATCTTCGTTGAATACCGTTAATGGAAACAGTCTTTCGGGTATGTTTGATAGTTGTGGGGCTTTGATTACTGTTCCAGAACTGAATACATCAAAAGCAACAGATTTCTCTCAGATGTTCACCTCCTGTTATTCTTTGGAACAAGTTCCTAATTTGGATGTATCGAAGGCTATAAGTCTTTCGAGTATGTTCTCCAGTTGCACTTCTCTCAAAAGAGTTTCAGATATAAACGCTCCATTATGCACTTCTTTTGGCAGTATGTTCTTTGGATGTCTGTCATTACAGAGTGTGGGTTATATCACTATGCCCTCATCTGCTTCTAACAGTGTGACAAGTATGTTCTCAAACTGCTCTAGGCTGTCTTCTATTGGAGGATTCACCGCGTCTTCCATAACATCATTTTCTAGCACATTCTCCAACTGCTACAACCTGTCTGTTGCCACTCTGTATGGAACAAACGCAAGCATCTCATATCAAAACTGCAACCTGTCTCCGACTGAACTGAACCGCATATTCACCAATCTGTCGTCCACTGGCGCAGGAAAAACCGTAACCATCACCGGAAACTGGGGCGCTGCTGCCTGCAACAGGAGCATTGCAACAGGCAAGGGCTGGACCGTAACCGGATAAAGAGGACCATATGGAAGACACATCAGGATTTTACAAACTAGAAAACACCGAACTCTTCTACGGACCAAATTTCGTGGAAGGACCAGACTTTGCCCTGTACAGGGACAGCCACTCAACCCATACATATCCTGTGAACGGGTGGTGGTGGTTTGGTTCACGAACCGATGCACTGACCCATTTTGGAATCACTGCGGACGAACAGAGCGAGGACACCAATGCCTAACACATACCGAAGTTATCCTGTAGTCATGGGAACCACTGCTGCAACAGCACTATATCCGGGCTTGAGCGGAACTGCCATTGTCAATGCCGTAGTGTTTTCAAATGTTCACCCTTCAAACTCCACCACCGTTACTCTTGAAATGGTTCGTGGACTCACGGCGTATTCACTCCTCACTCGCGGAGTGCTTCCAAACAGCACATCATTACAGGCACTTGACTCTTCGTTGGTGTTGCAGGAAAACGACACTCTCCGTGCCACAGCAGGTAATACCGGTTCTGTTCATGCAGTGGTTTCGGTGCTTGAAATAACATGAAGATACGGATCAAGACCCGTTCCCACGACACTAAGCCCAAGCAGACAGAGGGCAAGGTGGTGGTGCGGACAAGCGAAATCTCGGTGAAACCCAAGCCAAGCGGTGTGGTGCTTCAAAAAACAAACAACCGCTCTGTGCTGAAAACCGATGAACTCACAGGGGTAATTTTGCAAAAAGAAAAGTTCACCAAAATCCTGAAGCAAAACGATTGACACTCCTGCACCCTGTGCTATACTCCACCCCAAGGAGACTACATCATGGATACACCCACACTCGGTTTCTATATCATTCCAGACACAGGCGCAGAGGTTCCCGCGTTTGCCACAGACGGCTCTGCGTGTTTTGACATCTGTGCCCGATTCCATCACGATCCCACCAATTCCGAAGGTGACTGGACCGCATACAAGACAGTGGTTGCCTACGGACCACAGAATGTCCGCATGGAACTCCACCCCACGAATGGGGTGTTGGATGTGCCTGCGGGTTGGCGTTTCCTCATTCCCACAGGACTGATTTTGGATATTCCGCAGGGCTACTCCGTTCGGCTCCATGCACGGAGCGGACTTGCGCTGAAGGAGGGCTTGGTGCTTGCGAATGCGGAGGGGGTAATTGACTCCGACTACACGGACGAATTGAAGATCATGGTCACCGCAATCTCGTCGTGCATCGTGTCCGTTCCTAACGGGTCGCGCATTTGCCAAGGCGAACTGGTGCGGAATCAGCCCGTGTCGCTGGCACGGATTGACCACCCACCCATGCAGAAGACACAGCGCGACGGTGGATTCGGCAGCACAGGACAGTTTAGTTGGGACGCAAACCCAGGAGCACAGCCATGACCCGAGATGAACTGCTGAAGTTTCACGAAGAGATCACAAAGGAAGCCCGTGACCTGATGAGCCTGAAGAATCGGGACTACGCAGGAAACGAAGGGCTTGAGCCGTTTGCAAACTTTACCCGTGTGGAGGCTATGGGCATCTGCAAGACAGAGCAGGGGTTCATGGTGCGCCTCACGGACAAGATGAGTCGCCTGTCCTCGTTTGTCCGCGCTGGTAAGATGCACATCAAGGACGAGTCTTTCAAGGACACCTGTGTGGATGTTATTAATTACATGGTGCTGCTTGCTGCATATTTGAAAGACAAAGAAGCACAGAAGCCGTAAAATATTCAGTCCACGGTAGATTGAAATAATGCCGTCTGCTATACTGCACCCATGCCCATCCGACACCTAGGCTACGCCTGTCAAAACCTGTCCCTGTGTGAGGGACGGAAAGCAAAGGATCGGTTCTTCACAGACCGAACCCTGCGGATGGATCGCTTTTCTCTAGAGCGTGTGGGAGAACTTGGTGCGCGGAACGCTGCCGATCTCCTCCCCATCCTACAGTGGAATGTTGCCAACGGGATTCGATTCTTCCGCATTGGCAGCGGGATGTTTCCGTTCATGGATCACCCCACACTTGGCTACGGGATCGGGAAGTTGTCCCCACAACACGAAGGGGCAATCCGTGCGGCACTGAAGGCAGCAGGGGACTACGGCAAGGCAAACGGGTTGCGCCTGTCGTGCCATCCCGGTCCTTACACCTGTATTGCGTCCCCTGATCCCGACACCGTTAAGAAGAGTGTGCTGTGTCTCCAAATGCACTCGCTCATTGCAGACCTGTTGGGCTACGGGGACGAGTTTGCCATCAACATCCACATGGGCGGAGTCTACGGCGACAAGCACCAAACCGCAGGGCGGTTTCTCCGCGAGTTCTCCCGACTCCCTGACAACATCAAGCGGCGGCTCACACTTGAGAACGATGACAAGCCCTCAATGTGGAGCATGACCGAACTGTTCAAGGAGGTTGGCAAGCACTGCACTGTGAAACTAGTGTTGGACATCCACCACCACCGCTTCTGTCAGCAGGAGTCCCTGCGCGAAGCAGCAGACATGGCATTCCGCACATGGAGCGGCTTCTGCGAGATTCCAAAAGTTCACTACTCCGAATCCAAGGAAGGTGCGCGACCGCAAGCCCACTCCGACTACATTCGCAAGGAAATTCCTCCACTGTCGGATACGGTGGAGTACGATGTGATGATTGAAGCCAAAGCAAAGGATTTGGCTCTACTAGAGTACAGAAAGGTCTACTCGCCATGTTTGGTTTGATTCTGTCCGCAGTTCTGTGCCTTGTTCCCCCCACCGTTGATACCCGTCCTCTGCTTGATGCCATGTATGCGGTGGAGTCCACCAGTGGCAAGAATCTTGTGGGTGACGGTGGACGCGCCATTGGTCCGTATCAGATTTGGCGCGAGTACTGGCAGGACGCTGTGGAACACGATCCTTCCATCGGCGGCTCGTATCGTGACTGCATGGACAAGGCGTATTCGGAGCGGATCATCCGTGCGTATTGGACGCGGTATGCCCCGAAGGGCGCGACTGTTGAGCAGTTGGCACGGATTCACAACGGCGGTCCAAAGGGGCACCGCCTGTCGGGAACCCTGAAGTATTGGCGTAAGATCGTGAAGGCGATGCGGGGGTGAGATGTGGCATACAAAGATCCCGAAAAAAAGAAGGCAACAGAAAAGGCTTATCGTGAACGCAATCGTGAACGAGTAGCGGCAGTAGCCAAGGCTTGGTATGAACGCAATCGTGAACAAGCATTGGCAGTACGCAAGGCTTGGCGTGAACGCAATCGTGAACAGAAAGCGGCAGCAGACAAGGCTTGGCGTGAACGCAATCGTGAACGGAAAGCAGCAGTAGCCAAGGCTTGGGCTGAACGCAATCGTGAACGGAAAGCGGAAACAGACAAGGCTTGGCGTGAACTCAATCGTGAACGAGCAGCGGCAGTACGCAAGGCTTGGGCTGAACGCAATCCCGAACGAGCAGCGGCAGCAAGCAAGGCTTGGCGTGAACGCAATCCCGAACGAGTAGCGGAAAGAGGTAGAAGACGAAGATGCAGAGAGAGAAATGCATCAATTCACTTGACCGCAAATGAAAACCAACAACTTCTCATTTTAGAACGCACTCGCCAAGAACTCCAAAGGGAGACAGGACGAGAATATCACATTGACCATATTCTTCCGATCATTCACGGTGGCATCCATCACCCCCTCAACTTGAGAATACTTGAAGGCTCCGAAAATCAATCAAAAAATGCAAAACTCCTTCCCGAAGCGATTGCTCTTGCGCCCGATCATTTCCGCCTGTATACTGAGCGGGTCAGCCCTGAACGAGCATGGGAGTTTGTGCGACAACTTGCGGACGGACTAGGATTGGGTGAAGACGATTTGGACGCATTGATTACAGGCAAGCCGCTAAAGAGCAAGCCAACATTAGAGGATTTTTTCACATGAGCAAGCCATTCGGATATTCGTATTACCTTGATATGTACAACTGTCGCATCGGTGCAGCCGATGATCTAGAACTCCACTACCGCTTTCTTGAGCGAGTGGTGGACAAGATCGGCATGACCCGCATGAGTCAGCCCATCGTGATTCACGGTCCAACTGCTTTTGGTGTGGAACTCTATCCCGACAAGGCAGGAGTCAGCGGATGGGTTCCACTCATTGAGAGCGGTATTCAGATTCACTCAATGGAACCAAAGCGATTCATTACCCTTGATGTGTATTCGTGCAACAAGTTTGACAAGCAGATCATTCTTGACTACGCACGGGAGTGCTTTGGGTTTCAGCAGCACGAAGAGCATTTCTTTGTGCGTGGGATGGGATACGGAGATATCAGATGATTATCGTAAAGGAGACCAGCAAGTGAAAATATCTTCAATTTATTCGTTCAATGGTGGTATAGAGTTTATGAACGAATATCATAATTGCGAGTTAAAACAAATTCAGACAGTTATAGAAAAGATAAATGCTCGTAAGTTTAAAACGAAGGTTAGCAAAGAGAAGAAGATGAAAGGAAAACTTCTGTATAGTCAGGTGAAATTGAATTCGGAGTTTAAAAGACTCTTCGGAACACAAGATATTGATGGTGGGTGGGAAAGAAAGAGAATAGACTGTGATTATGTTCCTCTTCAGTACAAGGACGGGGTTGTGCCCCAAACCAAATTTTTGAAAGGTTTCAGAGAAATTGATTTTGTAAAATCTAAAGTTGGAGTGGAAGTTCAGTTTGGTAAATATTCATTCATGGTCTATGACATTCTAGGAAAGATTCCAGTTTTTAAGAAACTAGGATTAATAGACTGTGGTGTAGAAATAGTTCCAACAAAAAGATTTGCGGAATCTATGTGTAGTGGTGTATCATGTTACGAACAATTAGTGTGGGATTTAAACATGATAGGAAACACATCCCCTTCTGTTCCAGTTGTCGTTATAGGAATATCAGACAAGTAGAATTATGTGGAATAATAGTATATGAACACCCACCGCATTATTGTCGGAGACTGCATTGAGGGCATGAAGACGCTGCCCGATGGAATCGTTAACACTTGCATTACATCACCTCCCTATTTCGGACTCCGCGACTACGGTGGCGGGGACAGCGAGATCGGTCAAGAAGACACCGTTGAGGGTTATGTGCAGAAGATGACCGAAGTATTCCGCGAGGTGCGCCGTATCCTGCGTGATGACGGCACCCTGTGGCTGAACCTTGGCGACTCGTACATGAGCGCAAAGAACTGCGCCCCGCCCCCGCAGACTCAGGGCGGTCAGCGCGGAATGCCTTCAGACTTTGTTCCTGCAAACCGCAAAGATCAGAAGGGGCTGAAGACCAAGGACTTGATTGGCATTCCTTGGCGCGTAGCCTTTGCGCTGCAAGCGGACGGGTGGTATCTGCGGCAGGACATAATTTGGAGCAAGCCAAATCCCATGCCCGAAAGCGTGGAAGACCGCTGCACAAAGTCGCATGAATACATCTTCCTTCTGTCCAAGAAGCCCAAGTATTACTACGATTTTGAAGCCATCAAGGAGCCACTGGCAGAAAGTTCCGTTTCACGACTACAACAGAACATCCAATCACAAACTGGTTCTACCCGAGCAAACGGTGGAGCAAAGACCAACGGTAACATGAAGGCTGTTGGTAATTTGAGTAGTGGACTAAAAAACAAGCGGTCTGTCTGGACGGTAAACTCAAAAGGCTACAAGGGCGCACACTTTGCGGTGTATCCCGAGAACCTGATTGAGCCGTGTGTGCTGGCAGGATGCCCCGTGGGAGGCACTGTGTTTGATCCGTTCACAGGCAGCGGCACCACTGCTGTGGTTGCACTCAAAAATGGACGCAACTACATCGGAACAGAACTGAATCCTGAATATGTTAAAATCGCAGAGGAACGGATCAAGGAAGCCGTTCCACAAACACTTGAGGAGATTCTAAATGGGTAAATTCAAGCCAATTGGAAAATGGATTTGGGTGCAGTCTCACCTTGGAGGTCAGACCACCACATCGGCAGGAATTGTTTACAACGAAATAATCAATTCTCGCTACATTTGGGCTACGGTTGTGGCAATCGGTGATAAACTGTCGGAAGACATTCGCGTAGGTGACCGTGTTCTTTGGGATCGTACACAGAACAAGGGGCAGGGTCACGAAGACAAGGACATGGTGCATCAGGATTGGGTTGCCGTAGTGGAGCGATAATGGACTTCTACACTTCCGTTGATATTCGTGGCAAGAACATCCTGTATCGTGGATGGAAGAACGGGCAGAGGCAGCACCTCCGCGTTCCGTTCTGTCCCACACTATACATTCCGTCCAAGGAGGCGGGGGAGTTCACCACCATCAACGGCAAGCCTGTGCAGCCTGTGCAGTTTGACGGTATTGGAGAAGCCCGAGAGTTCATGGATAAGTTCAAGGATGTGGGGAACTATCCAATCTACGGCAACACGAACTTTGTTTACCAATACCTTTACAAGGAGTTTCCCAATGAAGTGGATTATGACTTCAGCAGCCTCCGCATAGCCAACTTGGACATTGAGACATCGTGTGACGGCGGTTTTCCCACGCCCTCCGCTCCCACGGAGCGAGTCATTGCGATCACGATCTCAATGGGTGACAAGACCTATGTGCTAGGCTTGGGAGACTTTCATATTGAGGGAGAGGGAGTGTCCTGCATTCCTTACGATGACGAACGAGAACTCCTCGCGGGATTCATTGAACTGTGGAAGTTCCTTGATCCCGACATCGTGACAGGATGGAACATCCGTTTCTTTGACATTCCGTACCTTGTGGCACGGATGAACTATCTTGAAGAAGGATGGGGAAACTCCCTCTCGCCGTGGGGCAGACTGCGCGAGACTGTGGTGAACCGCATGGGACGCGATCAGACCGCGTATGTGATTAGCGGTGTAGCCACCCTTGACTACCTTGAGTTGTACAGGACTTTCACCTATGTGAAGCAGGAAGCGTATTCCCTGAACCACATTTCCAAGGTGGAGTTGGGTGAGGAAAAACTGTCGTATGCGGAATACGAAACGATTCAGGAATTCTACGCACAGAACTTTCAGAAGTTCATGGAGTATAACCTTCAGGATGTGCGGCTCGTTGACCGCTTGGAATCCAAACTGAAACTGATGGAACTGGCTGTAGCCCTTGCGTATTCGGCACGGGTGAACTTTGAGGATGTGTTTTCCCAAGTTCGCACATGGGATGCCATCATCCACCACCACCTGATGAGCAAGGGCATGGTGATCCCGCAGAAGACCGAACAAAAGAAAGACGATCAGTACGCGGGTGCGTATGTGATGGACCCCATCGTGGGCAAGCACGATTGGGTGGTGAGTTTTGACCTGAACTCCCTGTATCCACACCTCATCATGCAGTACAACATCTCGCCCGAGACAAAGCACACCAATCCCGTGTGGCGGCGCGGGAGCATTACTCCAGAGTCCTTGCTGTCCCGCAACAGCGGAGAGTCGGTGAAGGAGTTTGTTGATCCTGCGGAATATCTCAACGCTGCGAAGGCAGACGGGGCGAGTGTTGCCGCAAACGGTGTTGCGTTCGTCCGCGACCGCCAAGGCTTCCTTCCCGAACTGATGGAAAAGATGTATGTGGAACGCAAGCACTACAAGAGCCTGATGATTGCAGCACAGAAGCGGCTTGTGGAATTGGACAAGAACGCTCCCGAGTCCGAGCGGCGAAAGATTGAATACGAGATTTCCAAGTATCACAACTTTCAGTTGGTGCGTAAGATTCAGTTGAACTCCGCATACGGCGCAATCGGCAACCAATACTTCAGATTCTTTGATGTGGCGCTTGCGGAAGCCATCACGCTTTCAGGGCAATTGAGCATCCGATGGATCGGTGAAGCACTCAACCGATTCCTGAACCGCATCCTGAAGACGGACGGCGAGGTGTATGTGATCTACATGGACACCGACTCCGTGTATTTGAGACTTGGCAAGGTGGTGGATTCGTCCTTCAAGGGCGAGCGGGACACGCAACGGGTGGTGGACTTCCTGAACGGATTCTGTGAGCGGGTGATTCAGCCACAGATTGAGCGGGAGTTCGCCACCCTTGCGGACTGCATGAACGCCTACTCCAACAAGATGGTGATGGGACGCGAAGTCATTGCCGAGCAGGGCGTGTGGACTGCGAAGAAGAGGTATATGCTGTCCGTATGGGATGCAGAGGGTGTCCGCTACAAGACTCCGAAGTTCAAGATCATGGGTATTGAGACTGCCCGTTCATCCACTCCTGCGTATGTCCGCAAGGCACTGAAGACTGCCATTGAGATGATCCTCATGCGCGACGAGGGCACACTTCAGCAGTTTGTGAAGGCAACGGAGAAGGAGTTCATGTCCCTGCCTGTTGAGGATGTGGCTTCTCCCCGATCCGTATCGGGAATGGAAGAGTACGCACACAGCGGCACCGTATACAAAAAGTCCACGCCTATTGCAGTCAAGGGTGCGCTGCTGTACAATCACCACATAAAGCGGATGAAACTAGACAAGAAGTACCGCACCATCGGTGACGGCGAGAAGATCAAGTTCATCTACTTGAAGACACCCAATCCATTTCACGAAAGTGTCATTGGTTTTCCGTCATCCATCCCAAAGGAGTTCGCGCTTGAGAAATACATCAATCGCCAACTCCAATTTGAAAAGACATTTCTTGAACCGCTTCGCGCAATCACAAATGCAGTGGGGTGGAGTCCCGAAGAACGAAATACTCTTGAATCTCTGTTCGCTTGACTACATACTGTAACTCTTACAAAAAGGATATATCATGGCTATAAAGATCGTGAAGGTTCAGACCGGCGAAGAACTCATTGCATCGGTCACCGAGAAGTTTGAAGGCGAAAAGATCGTGGCATACACGCTGAAGAATCCGTGCATGGTTGTGCCCGTGCCTACAAAGGGCGGCGGCGCAAACATCGCGGTCGTGCCGTGGATGGCTTCGGTAAAGGATCAGGCTATCACTGTTCCTGCATCGTATGTAATGTTCACTGCTGAACCCATGACTGACCTTATGAATGAATTCAGTTCTGCGTTCGGCAGCGGAATCGTGGTGCCCGACAAGGGCGTTAAGGCTCCAGGTCTAAAGATTACAACCTGATGAATCTTAATATTGAATACTTGAAAGGTCTTCTCGCAGCGCGAAAAGACCTGCTGCGCCGTGAAACGCAGCAGATGATCGTTGACAAACTCACGCCCCTGGATACAATAAGGGCTAACGAGAACGAGATGGTTCTCATTGACACACAGACCAAATCATTGGAGAGACTATGAAACTGAAGGACATTCTGAAGGCAGCAGGAAACAAGTACGCAACCGTGGCATCCGAAGGGCTTGAGGGCAGCGATGTCAAGGGGTTCATCTCCACGGGATCGTATTCGTTCAACGCGCTCTTGAGCGGTTCGATCCACGGTGGTATTCCCGACAACAAGATCGTTGCTCTTGCAGGAGAGCAAGCCACGGGCAAGACCTACTTTGCTCTCAATGTGGTGCGTGAGTTCCTGAATTCCGATCCGAAGGCAATGGTGTTGTATTTTGATACGGAACAAGCCATTACCTCTGATCTGCTCCGTGGACGCGGGATTGACACCGACCGCGTGGCTGTGCTGCCTGTTGCCACGGTGGAAGAGTTCCGTCACCAGTGCGTCCTGTCTGTGGACAAGTATCTTGAAGAGGACAAGGACACTCGCCCCCGCATGATGATCGTGCTTGACTCGCTTGGAATGTTGTCCACCGAGAAGGAGATGAACGATACCGCAGAGGGCAAGACCACCCGCGACATGACTCGCGCACAGGTCACGAAGGCGGCGTTCCGCGTTCTCACCATCAAGTTGGGTCACGCACGGATTCCCCTGCTGATGACGAATCACACCTACGATGTGGTGGGTGCGTATGTGCCCACGAAGGAGATGGGCGGCGGTAGTGGTCTGAAGTATGCTGCGTCCACCATCATCTACCTGTCCAAGAAGAAGGACAAGGTGGACAACGAGGTGGTTGGCAACATCATCCATTGCAAGACTTACAAGAGCCGACTGACGAAGCAGGACAAGATGGTGGATGTTCAGTTGAACTTTGAGACAGGGCTGAACAAGTATTACGGGCTTTTGGACATTGCCATCAAGTATGGAATTTTCCAAAAGGTGTCCACAAAGATTCAGTTGCCCAACGGGAAGACTGCTTTCGAATCACAGATCAACCGCGATCCCGAGAAGTATTTCACGGAAGATGTCCTGAAGGCTATTGATCTTGCCGTCCGAAAGGAATTTTGCTACGGCACAGACGAAAAGCCAGCGGAGGAGCCATCGAATGGAGATGAGTAGAGAGAGATACATCTTCCTCATGGACAATTGGGAAGAGAAGTTGACTCCTGAAGAGTTTGAAGCAGGGTGGCATTGGTGCCTTGAGTGGGACGGTATGCTCGTAGGACCAAACTCCCATGAGGCTCTTGTATGTTCCTGCGACCATCCTGCGATTGAAGCGTGGAAGGCATCAGAAGACGGCAAGAAGTTGCAGAAAGAGATTGATGATCGCTCGGAAGCAATGTATAATGCCCCTACAGCAGATGGTGCATTGGAGTATTTTCTTCAGTTGCGGGAAACCCCCGAATACAAAGAGCGTCAGGAAGCAATGGATCGTCTGGCTGAACTTGATGAGGAACTTGGACTAAATGAGCCAAACCGAAAAGACAATACTGGCGGGGCTGCTTAACGACAGCGAATACTGCAAGCGGACCATTCCGTTCTTGCAGGAGGAGTATTTCCTTGACCGAGTGGATCGTGCAGTGTTCCGATCCATCAGGGATTTCGTCAATCAGTACAAGGGCATTCCCACAAAGGATGCCCTGCTTATTGCACTTGAAGACAACAAGGGGCTGACGGAGGACGAGTTCTCCAAGTGCAAGACTCTTGTAGTGGACATGGGCAAGAGTCCGCAGCAGGACACCGCGTGGCTCACAGACACCACGGAAAAGTTCTGCAAGGACAAAGCGATCTACAATGCCATCTTGCAGTCCATTCAGATTATTGACGGCAAGGACAAGAACCTCACGCCCCATGCCCTGCCTGAAATCCTGTCCAAGGCACTTGCGGTTTCGTTTGACACCAATGTGGGACACGATTTCCTTGAGGACTACGAGAAGCGGCATGAGTTCTACCACAGGGTGGAGAAGAAGATTCCGTTTGATCTTGAGATGTTCAATGTCATCACAAAGGGCGGAATCTCGCCCAAGACTCTGAACATCATCATGGCAGGCACAGGTGTGGGCAAGTCCCTGTTCATGTGCCATCACGCGGCTGCTTGCCTCATGCAGAACAAGAATGTGCTGTATATCACTCTTGAAATGGCAGAGGAACGGATTGCAGAGCGAATTGATGCAAACATCATGGACATCACGATGGATGAACTGCAAGACCTGCCGCTTGAAATGTATGAGAAGCGGCTGCTTGGTAGCACACGGGGAGTAAGCGGAAAACTCATCGTAAAGGAGTATCCCACTTCGTTTGCGAATGTGAACCACTTCCGTGTCCTGTTGGACGAGTTGCGGCTAAAGAAGCAGTTCACGCCTGACATTATTTTCGTGGACTATATCAATATCTGCTCGTCTGCACGGTTCAAGCACGGCAACAACATCAATTCATACGGATACATCAAGGCTATTGCAGAGGAGTTGCGTGGGTTGGCAATGGAACGGGATGTGCCCATCGTGAGTGCCACACAGGTAAACCGAGCAGGCTTCTCGTCCACCGATGTTGACCTCACGGATACTTCAGAATCGTTTGGCTTGCCCCACACCGCTGACCTGATGATTGCCCTCATCACAACGGACGAGTTGGAAAAGGCAGGGCAGATCATGGTGAAGCAGTTGAAGAATCGCTACAACGGCAAGACTGCAAACAAGAAATTCATCGTGGGCTTGAACTACGCCAAGATGAAGTTCTATGATATTGACAGCGAACTATCCGAAGACCTCATGGACTCCAACATTGAGAAGGGTGAGAACGACGGATACGGAGCAGGGTTCGGTGCAAAGGACTTCAAGGCAAAGTTTGGCGACAAGCGAGACACAAGCGACTGGACGATATAATGTCTGCGTATATTGACAAGAAATACATCAACATGGTGTCGGCTCAACTTGAGCGATTCAAGTGGAAGGGTCCGAACCTTGCAAACTGCCGTTGCCCTATCTGCGGAGACTCGCGGAAGAACAAGAGCAAGGCGCGTGGGTTTTTCTTTCCAAAGAAGAACGACTACTTTTTCAAGTGCCACAACTGCGGAGCAGGGCACTCGGTCTACAGATTTCTTGAGATTGTTGCTCCTGCAATGGCTCAAGAGTATGCACTTGAGCGGTGGAGAAACGGTGAGAACGGGAAGAGCAATTATGTAAAGCCCGAAGAACCCAAACTCCTGCCAAATGCAAATATCAAACTTCCTCGGTGCGACACTCTGCCACCAGATCACGCAGCACGGCTGTATTTGGAAGGCAGAGGAATTAAAGAATTGGACAGGTTCTATTTTTCAAATGCGTTTGGTGACTGGGTTCGTGCCATTGACCCTACATACACCACCATCCCGAATGACGAGCGTATCGTCATCCCATTCGTGAACAAGGCAGGAGAACTCGTTGCAGCGCAAGGACGCAGCATAAGCGGCTCCAAGAACTCAATCCGATACATCACCGTAAAGTTCAGCAAGGACGGCAGAGCCATTTACGGAGAGGATCGGTTGGATTATTCCAAGAGGGTTTATGTTGTTGAGGGTCCACTTGATTCTGTATTTCTTGATAATAGCGTTGCTCTCGCTGGCTGTGAACTGGCTTCTGCTGTCAAGTTGTTCCGTGATTGCGTTATTGTTTATGATAATGAGCCACGCAATTCAGAAATCACCAAGAAAATCGAAGAAGCCATACGAGGTGGATATTCCGTATGTGTGTGGAGCGACAGCATAGGCGAGAAGGACATCAACGACATGGTGCTTGCGGGACGATCCCCGCAGGAAGTTCAGCGTATCATTGACGAGTGTTCGTGCAGCGGATTGACTGCACTGGCACGATTTTCACAATGGAGAGTGCGATGAGTCATTATGAATTGAACCCAATAAATGAATTTTGCAACACCGAAAACGGAAGGTTGCTTCACAACAGAATCACAAACATGGACATCGTTGAACGCACTCAGGCTGCGTCCATGTCTCAGATGTTTTCTTTTTGGAAGGAAATACAGGAAACGCTTATAGCCTCTGCGGAGGAGATAAAGACTCTGCGTGCAAGGATCAGTGAACTAGAGAAGGAAAATCAGCCATGACAAAAAATGTTCTAGTGCTTGATAGTGGATTCGTTGAGTATGTTGACCATCTAGGCAACGATCTTACGGTGGTGAACGCTGCCCGAGTTTCATTCAACAAGGAGAGCGATTGGGACAGTGAACCTAATTGGACAGGCTACCGAAAGCAGAAACTGTCTGATCGGGATCGCAAACTCATCAAGTATCTCGCTACACATAAGCACTGGACTCCGTTCGCACATCCACAGATCACCCTGCGGATCAAGGCTCCCATCTTTGTGCGGACTCAACTGTTCAAGCACAAGGTGGGATTCACGGAGAACGAGGTGAGCCGCCGTTATGTGAGCGATCCCCCAACTGTGTATATGCCACGGTGGAGAGGCAAGCCCATCAATGGTGCAAAGCAGGGGTCGGAAGACTTCATGCCCATAGACGAAGACTACAACACGGTGAACCGTCACTATGAAATGACTGTGAAAGAGGCATTGCTCACATACGACGAACTCCTGAAGCGGGGCGTGGCTCCAGAGCAGGCACGGGCTGTCCTGCCGCAGGGAACATATACGGAGTGGTGGTGGACGGGTTCGCTTTCAGCGTATGCACGGGTGTTCTCGCAGCGGAGCGATCCACACGCCCAATGGGAGTGCCGCCAGTATGCAGAGGGAATACACACAATAATTCAGCCTCTTTTCCCCCATTCTTGGGCGGCTTTGACGGGCAAAGAGCCTGTCTGACGCGCCTAAATACTTGCGATGAATAGACCTCGCAAGTCATCCAAGCCCACAGAGCCACGCCGAACTGCCGCCATTTCAACTGGTCAGTTCGTGTCGGGTTCGCTGTTTCGTTTAGTGCGCGAAATCCGTGGTTCCGCGTACTCTGTGGGCGATCAATTCATGCTTTTGGATGAAGCAGACTGCCATGATCCTAATATATTGAAATTGGGTGGAGTGGGTGAAGCCTTCTTCACCGATCCCCGTGGTCTGCCTCTGAAGATAGAGGCAGGCGACAAACAGATTGATTCCATATTTGAATATGTGGAAACTCCATTTGAGATGGTGTTGGAGGAGGCGGAAGAGACTGCCCCACCCGAAGAATCCGTTCTACAGAAGCAAGTTGAGCGATTAAACGAGCAGGTTCAGGCACTGCCGTCCCCTGTGGTCAAGGGTGAACGGGGAGAGCGGGGGGAACGCGGAACCCGTGGCTTCCAAGGAGTGCAGGGTGATCGTGGACCGAAAGGCGATGCGGGACCGATGGGTGCCACTGGTCCTGCTGGTGCTATTGGAGCCACTGGTCCGCAGGGAGAGCGCGGATCAACAGGAGAAAAGGGCGATAAGGGTGATCGTGGAGAAATTGGTCCGCGAGGTGAAAGGGGTGAGCGGGGTGAAAAGGGACAGAAGGGTGATCGTGGTGAAAAGGGAGAACGGGGAGAACGGGGACAGCGCGGCGAAAAGGGCGACAAGGGAGACAAAGGACAGAATGGTGTTGCTGGCGCAGTCGGTCCTGCTGGTCCTATTGGTCCTGTTGGTCCGCGTGGTGAAAGAGGTGAGCGCGGTAGTGACGGCAAGCCGGGTGCTGCTGGCAAGCGTGGTCCGAAGGGATCAAAAGGCGAAAGGGGTGATCGTGGCGACACAGGAGAATCTGGCGTAATAAGTGCAGAGTTTCCTCTTGTCTACGACAAAGACGAGAAGTCAATCAAGATTGACGAGCAGAGACTAGAAAAAATCCTCAAACGAATAATTGGTGGAAAGTCTGTTTCCGCAGCAGACATGGGATGGCTTGCATCCACTGGCGGTGGTGGCAAGGTGGCTGTATATGTGAACGGAACAAAAGTAACTCCTGATGTTCGTGTTCTTGACTTTACTGGCACAGGAGTTACTGTAACTCACACCAAGGTGGGAGGAAAGGTCACCGTTAATATAAACGGTGCTGCATCTGGTGGAATAAGCGGAGACTATGTAAAAACATTCAACGGTTCAACTGGTGATGTCACTGGTGTAAGCCAACTCATCGCAGGATCAAACATAACCATATCCGGTTCCACTGGTGCGGTGACCATATCATCCACTGCAACAGCAGATGGAGGAACAAACTTCTTCTATCAGACAACTCCTCCGGTGGCAGGAGTCACCGTTGGTTCGCGGTGGATGGACTCGGAAAATGGTCAAGAGTATATTTACATTGATGACGGAAACTCGCAGCAGTGGGTTCAGCCCAGTGTTCCGAGCATCATCAGCCCAACCATCAATACGGTGGTTGGGTACACGGGCGAGACTTATTCTGCCACGCAGTTGGACTACTATATTGGAATCAGTTACAACGGTCCAACCACGGTGGTGATGCCTTCCGAGCCAGAAACAGGACGCGAAATCATCGTGAAGGATGAAGCAGGACATAGCGGAAACTGGAACAAGAGAATAACCATCGTGGGAGCGGATGGTGAACTCATAGACAACAAATCGTCTGCGGTAATCAACATAAATAGTGCTGCTCTACACTTCATATACAGAAACGGGTGGAGAATCGTATGAGTTACTTGTTCAACAACAAGGTTGGCTTTGAAGACGGTGCGATTGACGCATTCAACCGCCTGAAGGTAGCCACGCCGTTCACCCTGTTTGATTCGCAGCACCGATACAAGGACAACGGAAAGTTTGATACTGCTGTGGTGAACGGCGGAACCACATCCTATCTGTCAAATCAGAGTTCCGTAGACATGGTGATCGGCACCACGGCAGGAGCGTCCGTGATTCGTCAGACCAAACGAATTTTTGCGTATCAGCCAGGCAAGTCCCTGTTGGTGCTGAACACCTTTGTTATGAATCCTGGAAAAGCCAATCTTACACAGCGCGTGGGCTTCTACAACCAAGACAACGGAATATATTTTGAGCAGGCAGGGCTGATGGGAGTAAGTCTTGCGTTCGTGCTGCGCTCAAGCGTCACTGGTTCTTCCGCAGAGCGGCGCGTGTATCAGGGTCAGTGGAACGGAGACAAACTAGACGGCAGCGGGGCTTCAGGAATAACCCTTGACCCAACAAAGGGCAACATTTTCTGGATGGATGTGGAGTGGCTTGGTGTGGGTGATGTTCGTTGCGGATTCTTCCACGACGGCAAGCCAGTGATTGCACACACCTTCCACAATGACAACCTGTACAGCACCCCGTACATGACTACCGCGTGTCTTCCCATACGGGCAGAGATATTCAACGGCAACACCGCTGGCAGTGGCAGCACTCTGAAGACCATATGCTCGTCCGTGATATCAGAGGGTGGATTTGAACCCATATCTCCCCTGTTCCATGTGGGAACCACTCTTGCTCCAGTCAATCTTGCCACCGCAGGGCAGTATTACCATGTTGCGTCCATACGGCTGAGGAGTGACCGATTGGACTCCATCGTGATTCCTGCAAACATTTCTGCTGCAATTATTCCTCTCAATGCAAATCAGCCCCGTGTGGTTCGGTGGGAACTGTTCTCCAATGCCACCCTCACCAACGCAGGGTGGACTGCACACAGCGCGAACAGCGCGGTGGAGTATGCGTATCCGTCAGGGGGAGCCATATCCGTGTCCGGCGGAACTTCTATACGGTCAGGATATTTTGATTCTAATGCGATAATGGAGTTGGGCGGATCGGATGGTGCGCGTGAGTTTTCGTACCAGTTGGGACACACCATTGGCGGCACATCCGATACCGTGACCCTTGTGGTGTCCCCGTATACGGACGGAACATCGTTCTTGGGTGAATTGGGATGGTTTGAACTACTGTAATGCCCCTGAACTTTCCCAACTCACCGGTTTCCAATCAACTCTACACTGCCTACGGCAAGACCTGGCGGTGGAACGGCGAGGGGTGGGAGTCGTACACCTTTACTGTAATAGGTGCAAGCGGTGCATCGGGTGGTGCTGCACTGGTTGGAACGGAAAATGAAATAGAGATCACAGCCAGCGGCAACACCTACACCATAGGGTTGCCCGACAATGTGACTGTAACAGACACCCTCACTGCTCAATATTTCAATGTTAATGGAAACACCTTTAGCGGAAGCCCTTCGGGGGTGACTCTCTCAAGCACTCTGGGAGTGGTTGGTGATATAAATATCACAGGAAAACTGCTCGTGGATGGTGTGATTGTTTCCAAGACAGGCTTCAGTGGATTCACACTAGACGGTACTGTGGAACCAATAACGGATGTATCCCTTGACGGAGGAGAGTTCTAAAAATGGCAATTATTAGGATCAAGCGCACCACAACCACTACAGTCCCAAGCGGATTGACCTTTGGTGAATTTGCTTTCATGGGTCAGACTGGTGGCACTTTTGCAAACAGAGTGTACATTGGAAATGCAGATGGCGGCTCTGTATGGGTCGGAGCAGGCATCACAAACGGAAATCTGCTGAACATTCAGGGCGGTCCCACAGGCATTACTGCCGCTGCAACTCTCAGCACCGTCAAAGGCATATACGATCTTGCTGCTGCCATTGCTGGTGCCACTCTTTTCACATCCAATGTGACACTAAACCTGAGTGATAATAAAAGTTTTGGAAGATTTAGGACAGGAGAAACAATACTATCAGCGGGAAAGAGTCCAATTGAAGTAATTTTGGACGCGTTGGTAGAGTATATTACCATGAGAATACATCTCACTTCGCATACACAGGCAAACACAATTTTGTATGGAGTTCAGGGAAATGTCTCTCTCGGATTGACTTTTAGTTATAACTTGCTCACTCCAGGATATACTGCTAATGGATCAACACTTGAATGGCAACAAGCCGCCAGTCTTGCCGCCGCTATTGCCAATCCTGGTGGGTGGTCAACAACTTCCATCAGCGGATCTCCATTCCACGATACATCCGCTCCATTTGCAGAGTTTCCGAGCGTAAATGGAGGAGGATACACCGCAAGTGCAACCCATACGGCAAACATCACGCAGTGGATAACCACTCCATACCACTACAGATATACAGTCAAGGACAATTCTGGTCAGCCAACTGGATTTACACTTACCTACACCACAATACAGCCACAGACATTCGCTAATCCCACCGCAACAGTAAGTGCAACTGGAGTTACGGGGACAACCACCCTCACGGGTGTCCATATAGGAGAAATTGGAAGACGGAGAGAACGCGGAAACACAGGCACAAGTGTAAATGTGACCATTGCTGTTGGACCCAACATGAGTACTACATACCACAATATTGCAGAAGTGGGAATGCAGTACTCGCCAAACAACGGCACAAACTGGTACAGCACTACTCATACTGAAAACGGAGTAAACTTTGTTTTGGTTACTCCAAATGTGGGATCAACAGGAACAACATTTACGGTGAACAATCCCGTAAATCCTGCTGCTGGTCTTACCTCAATGATGTTCCGATTCTTCGCAAAAGAAGGTCTGACTGCAAACACTGGAAACGGTATACAGATGCTTGCAGACGGAACAAACACATATGTGTCGTTCCGAAAGAGAATTTTCTATGGACCAACAGCAAGCGTTCCAACCACCTCTGCCGCTGTAAGAAGTCTTCCAAATTCGTTCTTGGGACCAACTTCTGGTACCGCGATTGCAGCGGGGGTTGCTGGATCAACCTTTAATATGGCATCAGGAACGCAATACTCAACATTTGTCATAGCCCTTCCACGAGGTCTAACCCTAAATGATAAAAACCAGTCTATCAAAGGAGTGGTGAATATAGACGCTGGTAATGAAACTCTATTTGGAAATTCTGTTCAAGAAAACGACTCGTTTAATCAAATATCATTGGCTCAGGCTGATGATGTATCAGGCGTGGCTCATGGTTATGTTATTTACAGTATGACTCTTGGTAGTGCTTATGGAGGCAATCAAAACCTAGTTGTCGCATTCAATGGAACGATTTGGTCGGATGAAACATCGGCACCCTGATTAAGTAGGAAGAGGACATATGCCTATAGGATACTCTGCATTCCAAGCAAACAATGAACCCGCAAAGGGTTTCAAGGTTCTCGTTCCACGACCAGCAGATGCGTATCTGGGTCCGTGGGAAGATCCGCTTGGAACAACCGCCGCTGGTGTTGCACTAGTAAATGGCTTGATTGTTCCCGGTGTTCGTTACATTGGTCAAAAGGTAATAATTGTTGCAAACAGCACACCAGGAGTTCCAGGTGGTGTCACTCAGGCATATGTGTATTGGTATCGTGGTGGAACAGGTAACGGTGATCTCGTAGAGTTTGCGTCTGGTTCAGCAACAGGATCAGAGTTTGTCACGGGAATATCCGCTGCTGGTGCGACATTCACCAGACTTGTGAACGCACTGCAAGGAATCACCACATCTAATCTGTGGGTGTCTAATGGTGCCACATTTGCGGGTCTTGTCTATGGAATGAATGGGTTGTCTCTTAATGGAAATGCCACATTTGGTGGATCTGTAACTGCCACCACATTTACTGGCAATCTAAACGGAATTGCAAACGATTCGTGGAATCTTGCAGGTATTTCGGGTGCCAGTTACGCACGATTGCATACAGAAAACATATTTGGAACTTTGGGTGGAGTAACATATCCACTAGCAAATATTCCTGCTGGCACATCTCTTGGTCAGGGAATTTCCTTTGCTGTTCTGACCAATGCCGGTTTCAATGGGAATGTGCTGATTGGTCCGAGCGGAGGAGTTCTGCCAGGCGGAACACAGGGAGTAATGTATGTTCGTGTGGGAACCACATTTGAACGAGCAGTTGATTTTGCAGGCGCGGTTCGTGCCGCTACATTCACTGGCAGCCTGACAGGAAATGCTTCTACTGCAACCGCTCTAAATACACCCAGAGGGTTCTCGCTTTCTGGTGATATTACGGCTCCAGCAGTCAACTTTGATGGTACTGCAAATGTCACTCTGACCACCACAATTCCCACTGGTTCAATAGCGAATACCAAACTAGCCAATTCAACCATTTCTGGTATTGCACTGGGCAGTGACCTTGCAAACCTGTCTGCTGGTCACCTCCTATCAGGTGGTCCCTACAATGGATCGGCAGCAATCACACTAAATGCCACAGGCGCATCTCTTGGTGCAAACACATTCACTGGTCTGCAAACCCTCACCGCAGGACTGTCTGCTGCTGGCGGAATTACTTTCAACGGTAAAGTTGCTGTTAACGAAACACTGACTATTATTGGCAGTGCAGGAAACACCACTTTTGATACAGTTGGAAATGCTACCATAGGTGCTACTCTTACTGTCAGTGGAAACCTGTTTGTAAACGGAACACAGACCACAATAAATTCAACCAATGTTCAGATAGACGACAAGATTTTTGAACTTGGAAACAACGGAATTGGAGGTGGCTCTACCGGTACTGATTCTGCAATGGATGGGTCAGGTATTGCAGTAAACACAACAGGAAATCCTACACAGAAAACACTCCTGTGGAAAAACGATAATGGTGGTGCTTGGACAAGCAATCAGCACTTCAATTTAGATTCTGGTTATGCATACAGAATAAATGGAGCCACTGCTCTTGCATCAACATTCCTTGGAAGTGGAGTTGTTGGATCAAGCCTGGCATCCGTGGGAACCGTTACCAACGGAACATGGAACGCAACCGCGATTGGTCTTGCTTACGGTGGTGCAGGAGCAGACATAAGTGGGGTTGCAACAAATGGAGTAATTTATAAGACAGCCACTAGTCTTACTGCAACCGCTGCTGGTACGAATGGACAAATTCTGCTTGCCAATGCTTCTGGAGTTCCTGTTTTTACTTCTCCAACGGGACTCACCGTAGGAACGGCAAACAAAGTTAAAGTTCAGGACAGAAACACCACTAATGGAGAAATGTTCCTTACTTTTGTGGCTGATGCTGGTGACGCACTAGACCTGTGGATTGACAAGGCTTCTGGAATAACATTTAATGCGAATACAAATATTTTGAGTTGCACACAAATTGAAGCCACCATAGACGGTGGTGTCTGGTCTTGATCTAAAGGAGAATCCCCATGAGTGAACCTAATTACAATGAAACTGTTGTCATTCCTTTTTTACAAAACAAGTTTAGAGAACTTACAAATCAGAATCTGATCCTTGAAGCAAACCTGTTCATAGAACGGGAACGGAATGCTTTTCTACACAAGCAAATAGAAGAACTGCAATCCAAAATAGAATCACAGTCCAAGCGCAAAAAGCGTGAAGAGCCTCATTTGGACGGACAGGTCTACTAATCTGTCGCTAAATACTGATACACTATGGCAAAAATCAAGATCAAATACAGCACCAATGGAGCAGGTGGAATTCCCACATTTGATGGAGCATCTGGTCTTACTACAGGTGAATTGGCTGTCAACCTTGTTCAGAATCGAATGTTCATTGGCAGCACTGCTAACACCCTTGAGTTGGTTGGTCTTGGTGCTGGAAACACATTCACCGGAAGAGCAGCCTTCCTTCAGCCTGTGTATTTCGATGAATCGGCAACTTTCAATGAAAGTATTCTCGTTTCTGGTCAAGCACAATTTGACACTAGTGCGTTTTTCTACGCAAACATTGGAGTTGACTCTATTGATGCTCTGACAAGTCCTTATGTGCAATTTGGAAATGCATATGTTAATACTCCACTCGGCATCTCTACTTCAGGAATCACCCTAAACGGAACACGAATTACCACTCTTGTTTCATCTGTAAACGGAAAAACCGGCACAGTTGGATTGTCTGCCGGTCTTGGAATAACATTCCCCATGTCTCCGGCGGGAAACACATTTCACATCAATCTAAATTACCTGTTCGGTGGCTCAACGATGCCGTCGAAAAAGATAGGTCCGGAAGACTGGATTGCATTTCAACAGAGCGGAACGCCCAATTCAATGTACCTTGCAAACCTTCCTGCCCTGAAGGTTGCATTGTACACGGAAATAAACACAGAAGGACCACCAACAGGATTTGGTGCTGGAGATGCAACTTCAGCACTTCCACAATTTAATCTCAATGGCTTTCAAGGAGCGTGTGGATCAGATCCTGGACTGACCAGTGGATTCATTTCGTTTACAAATCTAAAAACTGCAATAGTATCTGATGGCATAGTTACATCTTTCAATGGAAGAACAGGTGCAGTCACAGGCGCATCCCTTGGTGCAAATACATTCACAGGTCTACAGACATCGGCTACTGGTTTCAGCGGTCCTCTTACTGGAAACGCAACCACTGCCACTACAGCAACCAACTCAACTCAGTTGGGAGGCGTTGCCGCCGCCAGTTACGCACTACTGGCATCTCCCACTTTCACGGGAACCCCTGCATCAACCACTGCCGCCGTTGGAACCAACACCACACAGATTGCCACTACTGCATTTGTTCAAAACGAAATTGTTGCGGATACGGTCACCTCGTTCAATGGTAGAACTGGTTCAGTTCAGGGAGTATCAGCAGCGGTAGCAGGCGACGGCATAAGCGTTTCTGGTGCTACTGGCGCAGTAACTATTACAAATGCGGGTGTCACCCGAGCGGTTGCTGGCACAGGAATTTCCGTTTCGGCTAACACTGGTACAGTTACTATCACAAACAGTGGTGTCACAAGTCTTGCCGCAGGAACGGGTGTTGCCGTCAGTGCGGGAACTGGTGCCGTGACCGTCACGAACATAGGTGTTCAGTCCTTCAACGGAGCCACTGGTGCAGTGACGGGTGCATCTCTTGGCGCGAATACATTTACAGGTCTACAAACATCGGCTACGGGTTTCAGTGGTCCTCTCACAGGAAATGCCACAACCGCAACCAATTCCACACAATTGGGTGGGGTTGCTGCTGCTAGTTACGCACTGCTAGCATCACCAACCTTTACGGGGACTCCTGCATCAACCACTGCTGCTGTTGGAACCAATACCACACAAATAGCAACTACTGCTTTCGTTCAGAATGAAATTGTTGCTGACACAGTGACCGCTTTCAATGGTCGCACTGGTTCTGTACAAGGTGTATCGGCAGCAGTGGCAGGCAGTGGAATTTCAGTATCGGCTGCAACTGGTTCTGTGACCATTTCAAATACTGGTGTCCTGTCGTTCAACGGGAACGCCGGTGCGGTCACGGGTGCATCTCTAGGTGCAAACACCTTCACGGGTCTACAGACATCAGCAACTGGATTCAGTGGTCCTATTACAGGTGCTGTAACAGGAAATGCCACCACTGCAACCACCCTACAGACCGCTAGAAACATCAACGGAACCGCTTTCAATGGTTCCGCCGACATTACCACAGCGAACTGGGGAACGAGCAGAACCATAACCATTGGTTCCACTGGAAAGTCAGTGAACGGCAGCGCAGATGTTTCATGGACTCTTGGTGAAATCGGTGCAGTCGGAACAGGAACAGCGAATACATTCACTGCTCTGCAAACCTTTACTGGCGGCATTTCTGCTGCTGCTGGAATTACTTTGGTGTCTCCAAGCCTCACAGGAACACCCACAGCACCTACTGCCACATCAGGAACCAATACCACACAGGTTGCCACCACTCAATTTGTTAGAACTGAAATTACAAATTTGGTGAATGCTGCGCCCGCTGCACTAGACACACTGAATGAACTGGCTGCTGCTCTAGGAAACGACGCAAACTTCTCCACAACCATAACCAATTCTCTTGCGAACAAGGCAGGAACCACTGGCGGAGGCGCTAGCGGCACTTGGGGCATCAGCATCACAGGTAACGCAGCCACCGCAACCAATTCCACCCAATTGGGTGGAACAGCCGCCGCTTCTTGGGCACTCCTTGCATCACCAACCTTTACGGGAACTCCTGCATCAACCACCGCTGCTGTTGGAACCAACACCACACAGATTGCCACCACTGCTTTCGTTCAGAACGAGATTGTTGCCGACACCGTAACCGCGTTCAATGGACGCACTGGTTCGGTACAAGGTGTATCGGCAGCAGTGGCAGGTGACGGCATAACCGTATCAGGTGCCACTGGTTCTGTAACCATCACCAATGCTGGTGTCACCCGAGCCGTTGCTGGCACGGGCATCAGTGTAAACGCAAATACTGGTACGGTTACCATAACCAATAGCGGTGTCACTAGTCTTGCAGCAGGAACCGGCGTCGGCGTAAATGCAAGCACTGGTGCTGTTACTGTCACCAACAATGGAGTTCAGTCTTTCAACGGCAGCACTGGTGCAATCACTGGCGTAGGCTCAATCGTCGCTGGTTCAAATGTCACCATCTCACCCACAGGTGGCACGGGTGCTGTTACCATCAACGCAACGGTTCCAACGGTGAACAATGGAACCCTGACGATGAACACCAGTGGCAACGGGATTTCTGGTACTCAAACATTCACCGCAAATCAATCCAGTGCCGCTACATTCACAGTGGCATCCAATGCCACTGATGCAAACACCGCTTCCACCATTGTGTTCCGCAATGCCAGTGGCAACTTCTCCGCAGGAACTATTACTGCTGCACTGACTGGAACCGCATCAAATGCGTCTGCTTTGGGAAATACTGCTGCTAGTGGATGGGCACAACTCGCGGCAGCAAATACATTCACTGGTCTACAGACATCGGCTACAGGTTTTAGTGGTCCGTTGACTGGAAACGCAACCACTGCCACCACCGCAACCAATTCCACCCAATTGGGTGGTGTTGCTGCTGCCAACTATGCATTGCTAGCATCCCCAACCTTTACGGGGACTCCTGCATCAACCACTGCCGCCGTTGGCACCAATACCACACAGATTGCTACCACCGCATTTGTTCAGAACGAGATTATTGCCGACACCGTAACCTCATTCAACGGTCGCACGGGTGCGGTACAGGGTGTTTCTGCTGCCGTTGCTGGTGACGGCATAACCGTATCAGGTGCCACTGGTTCTGTAACCATCACCAATGCTGGTGTCACCCGAGCGGTTGCTGGCACTGGCATCAGTGTAAACGCAAACACTGGTACGGTTACCATAACCAATAGCGGTGTCACCAGTCTTGCAGCAGGAACTGGTATTGGAGTCAATGCAAGCACAGGTGCTGTAACAGTAACAAATAATGGTGTGCAGTCATTCAACGGCAGCACTGGTGCTATATCAGGTGTGGGTTCAATCGTCGCTGGTTCCAATGTCACCATCTCCCCCACAGGCGGAACGGGTGCAGTCACAATAAATGCGACTGTTCCAACGGTGAACAATGGAACCCTGACGATGAACACCAGCGGCAACGGAATTTCTGGTACTCAGACATTTACTGCCAATCAATCCAGTGCCGCTACATTCACTGTTACATCAAACGCAACCAATGCAAACACTGCTTCCACAATAGTATTCCGTGATGCCAGCGGAAACTTCTCTGCTGGTACTATTACTGCTTCGTTGACGGGAACTGCTTCCAATTCGTCTGCTCTAGGAAATACCGCTGCCAGTGGGTGGGCACAACTAGGATCAGCAAACACCTTCACAGGTCTACAGACATCGGCTACGGGCTTTAGCGGTCCATTGACTGGAAATGCCACAAGTGCAACCAATGCTTCTCAATTGGGTGGTGTTGCTGCTGCCAGTTATGCACTGCTAGCATCTCCAACCTTCACCGGAACTCCTGCATCAACCACTGCTGCTGTTGGAACCAATACAACACAGATTGCTACTACTGCTTTCGTTCAGAATGAAATAGTTGCTGATACAGTCACTGCTTTCAACGGGCGCACTGGTTCAGTTCAAGGTGTCTCTGCTGCTGTTGCCGGTGACGGCATAACTGTTTCAGGTGCCACTGGTTCCGTTACCATCACCAATGCTGGTGTCACCCGAGCGGTTGCGGGAACTGGCATCAGCGTAAATGCAAATACTGGTACGGTTACAATCACGAATAGTGGTGTCCTGTCATTCAACGGAGCCACTGGTGCGGTCACGGGTGCATCGCTTGGTGCGAACACATTCAATGGCTTGCAGACCATCAATAGTGGTGGACTGTATGTAAACGGAGGAGGAACCACATTTGGCGCACCACAAGGAGTGGTTTTTGAATACGGATTGCGGCAGACCAGAGTATCATCCAACATAGACAATGCTGGAGGCTTGATCGTGGATCGCGGAACCACGCTTGGCTCTGCAAGCGGCGCTCCACTCACCGTTCGCGGGGGACCGCTGAATCTGTTGAACAACTCTATTTTTAATGTATACACAGGAACAACCTCTGGTTTTGCTGGAAATTGCCCTTTAAATGTTTATGCTTCTGGAAACATTGGTCTGTATTCGTCTAATCCTAGTGGAGGAATTGGACTAGGCACCTATGCAGAGTTGCTTTTGAATGCTGGAACTGGAAATGCTGACGGTTCAGTCACTGTCAATGGCTCTGATCTGGTTCTCGGGACAAAATCTGCTAATGGAGAAGATTACACACCAGTCGCTTTGGAATTCACTGGAACCTCTTTTCCGATTCGTTACACCACACTAACGGCTAATCCATCAGGGAGCGACAAGACCATAACCCTTCCAAACGAAAGCGGAACCGTCGCTCTGGAAACCAAGAGCAACGCCAGAGGCTGGTTCATGTGAGGACACTATGGCAGTAAACAGGAACAATTCTCTCAATCGTGGATTCATCGGCGTAGACAAGCGTGTTGGCAACGATGGTATATTCCGCCCCCGTGCAGAATACCTTGACGCAATGAACCAAGGACGGTTCGTGGAATACGATTTCACCACGGGATCATACTATAGCAAAGTAAATATTGATCGTATGTCATTGGGTTCATATACGGACAGCACAGGGACTCTACGATCAAACTCAGGTGCTCTTCGTATTGAATACGGGCGTACCTCTGGCGTGACTCTTGGTCTTTTGGTGGAACGCCAAAGCACCAATCATACAACTTCAAACTGGGGCAACGGTAACAGCGAGACATTCCACATCTACGGAGGACCGTGGATTTTCTTCAATCCTGAATGGACACGCGGGTGGACTGCCACCCAAAGTGCAACCGGAGGATGGTCCATCATTGATTTTGCGGGAGCCTGCGCTCCCGATGGATTTCCTACTGCTGATTTATATGTACCGGGTTCTGCTGGACAGAAAATGTGCTATCACGGTAACCCATATATTACAAAATCAGGTGCCACTCACGGAGTTATGTCTATATTTGCAAAAGTCTACGGGGTCACGGTGGAAGGCGGCACCGCACCCACCCGTCTGCAAATCGGTGATGCTGGAAACAATGCCTTTAATGTCCGATACAACATAATAAGCGGAACTATTATATCACAAGCGGGTGTATGTTCTGCGTGGATAGAAAATTACGGGAATGGGTGGTGGCGGTGTTCGTTTTCAAGAATAGGCATCATAACACCAAATATTGGTGCCTATCCTTCAAACAACGAAACTCCCAATCCGTATGGTCCCGTTTACAACGGATACACGGCAAGCACACCTGGTCAGACAGGAATGCTGTTGTGGGGATTCCAAAGTGAACTAGGTGCGTACTATCCAACATCTTACATACGGACAGGAAACTACGATCCGATTGGTGAAATTTATCAACCTCCAGGATATGTTATAAATCCTTCTGGCGCAGTTTCAACACGAAAAGCCGATCAGGTGTACATTTCTGGCGTGACCTCTTGGTTGCAGTTTCCTGGTACTTTCTTTGTGGAATACTATCGCAGGGACGGGTTAGCAAGCGGAACAAACATTACGCAAAATACCATTATTGCCACGGACAATGTAAATGGACGATTTATCTGCGTGGATCATGTTCCAAGTGGAACAACAGTGGCACTTCGGTGGACTGGAGGCTCCACCACTGCGCCTGGTGGAGTCACTGGACTAAATCGTGTTGCGTTCTCAGTAAGAGGAGTAAGCGGTGCAAGTTCAAGTGTTCAAATAGTCCTGAACGGAGGAACCGCATCAGGAATTGCCACAAGTGATTTCAACATAGACGCAGCACAATGGATCACCATTGGCTCTCGCAGCACGGGACTCACAAGTGGATACTCTAATTTTTACGATGGAATTATTCGTAAAGTTCGATTCTATCCTCGGGAACTCACAGCACAGGAAATGAGAGACATTACCCGTGTATAACTTGTATAATTACTACGATTATTATTTGAGAACTGATACCAAAGAAGAGATGGAGTCTCGTCTTGTGGGTGCAGGACTTGGGCATTATGTTCAAGTTCAAGGCGTAACCTGTTTTGTGGAAAACACGGGGGTGGCTGTAGACCACATGGGTCCGCATATAAGTATAGAGCCGCCGCCAGAACCAGAAATACTTAAAAATAGTGGGAACATTTTCGATGCAAGTGGTGGAGTGAAGGATTCTCGATGGCACACCAATTTACGAACCACCACTGAATTGTACGAAGCACAAAAACAGTACCTCCCTCTTATACCACCGCCATCGCATCCAGTGAGAAGATTTGCTTAACTAAGGAGACATCATGCCAGACACCTACAAGAGTTTCGGAACCATTCTCGGCACCACTGCTGCAACCACCATCTACACCACGCCAGCGTCAACAACCACCATCGTGAACGGTGTCATGTTGAGCAATGTGAACGGTGTCAACAACACCACTGCCACACTGGAAGCCGTGAAAGGCTCTACAGGATACTCACTCATCACTGGAGCAGCAGTGCCGTTTTCGTCCACCCTGCAAGCACTTGACGCGCCTATTGTGTTGGAAACAGGCAACACTCTGCGCTGCACCGCCGGAGCAACAGGATACATCCATGCCTTTGTTTCTGTTTTAGAAATTACCTGACCATAGACGGACTGTTGCGCGGCGCATAAATAATAAAGGGAATAGACTGCTAATATTTGAATACAGGAAGCACTCATGCCAACAACAATCATTATACGCCGTGGAACGGCGGCTCCAACAGCGGCTTCGGGACTCACGCTTGGCGAGCCAGCGTTCAACACTACCGATCAGACGCTTCACATCGGTCGGGGCGCAGGAGTAACGGCAGCGTGGATTGGTGCCCGTATCAGCGGTCTGTCTTCAGACATTGCGGCAGGGCTTACACTACAGATTCCCAGTCTTGCAGCGGTAAAGAACTATGTTACGGATTATGTGGCTACAAACACCTCTGGTGTGGCTAGCCTGAACTCCCTGACAGGAACACTGAATCTTCTAGGTGGTTCAAATATTGGGGTTTCGTCTGCGTCAGGCAGCATCACTGTCACAAACAACGGTGTTCGCACTCTCGGGTTGAGTGGAGACTGGAAGAAATCTGTGGTTGCCATTTTCGGTGGTTCTACCGGCGCTCTTTTGGTTTCGGGTGCCACATGGGGATCGGCAACCCCAACAAACGCAGGATCGGTTGGCGGAATCGCAAACGGAACAAATCTGGCAGGCAAAACCGTGTTTGATATTCTTGAAAGCCTCTTGTTTTCCTATCAGAATGTGTCTTTTATATCAGCGACCATTGCTCCCCAATACGACACAAGAAACCTAGAACTAGGAGAGACTGCTGCTGATTTGGGACTGTATACTTTCTCTTGGAATGTGTCAAATTCTAGCAATATTGACTCGCTCGGAATGTCTGTGGTCTACACGGGTGGAGGCGGAATAGCGTCTGGCACCGTGATGGGAGCCACTTCATTCGGTCCAACAAGCAACAGAGTGGGATCTTTGCCAGAAATTCGCGGCTACACAATCGGCAGTTCTTTCTCTGTAACCGCCAGGGCTAGCCAGTGGACTGCGTATCAGGCAGCGGGTGGTTCTTCAATTCCATCAAATATTAGCACTGGTGCAACTGCAACCTACAGTTTTGGAACAACAAACTGGTATTCAAACATATATTTCGGATACACCAGTGGAACATCAATCACAAACAGATCACAGTTGGTGAGCACTGGAATGGGTCAAAGTGCCAGAATGATTACAAGCACCAATGCTGCTCTTTCGTTTGCAAACACAAGCGGAACAACTCTGACATTTACTCCGAGCCAAGCAAGCGGAGGAGGACTTCAGTATTTGTACATTCTTGTGCATGATTACTACAACACAATATCGTCTTGGAAAGAATCAAAGGATGGATTTGGTTTTGGAATGACAGGAAACGGTGGCGCTCCTCTGGGAGCAACCCTTTCAGTAACAAATGCTTCAGGATTTGCCGCAAATTACAAAGTGTATCGTTCAGCAGAACCAACAGACATTACATCAATTTCCATCTATTCTGAATGATAGGGAAAAACTAACATGGCAGACTTTCCAAGCACAAATGTAAGAATCAACAGTCAGATAAGTCCTTTCACGGACACACAGACTTTTCCCCTGTTTGACACCGCCCACGGGCTTGGTGGTCTGCGAACCGTTGGAACCACTGCTGATCTGAACAACATCTTTGACCGTCGCCGTACTCGCGGCATGATGGTGTATGTGAGCGGAGTGTCTGCATACTATGCCTTGATTGGCACCACAGCGAACAGCGGATGGACAACAGAATTTCAGATGGGCACAGGAACAAACATCCTGCCGCTCAACAACACATTCACAGGCACAAACACATTCAGCGGCGGAGTAACATTCTCTGGCACCGTAGACGGAGCGACTGCCACATTTAGCAGACTGTTGACTGCAAGCCAAGGAATCACCACATCTTATCTGTATTCGTCCATCGGCTCTACCTTCGGTGGAACACTACAGGTAAACGGTGGAGCAACGCTTGGAGGAAGAGTTGATATTGGTGGAATTCTTGATGTCGTTGGTGGAACCACTCTAGAGTCAACGCTTGATGTTGGTGGAGTTGCACGATTTGCCGCAGGAGTCACTGTATCCGGCACCCTCAACGGAGCCACCGCATCGTTCTCCCGTCTACTCACAGCCACACAGGGAATCACAAGCAGCAGCCTGAACACTACCAGCATTCAGGCATACGGCGGTTCTACATTTGACTCCAATCTGTATGTGGGTGCCACCCTCACGGTGGCAGGAAACTTTGTGGTCAACGGCACCACAACCACCATAAACTCCACAACCATCTCGGTTGATGACAAGAACATTGAGTTGGGAAGCGTCACCTCTCCCACAGACACCACGGCTGATGGCGGTGGAATCTCCCTGAAGGGCGCAACAGACAAGACCATTGTTTGGTCAAACACCACATCAGGCACCACTCTTGCTGCTGCATGGAACTTCAACCAAGACATAAACCTTACCAAGTCCGTAAATCCTGCCTACTACATCAATGGAACGGTAGTCATTGATGGTGCAAGCCTTGGGACAAATATTGTAAACTCCAACCTCACAAAGGTTGGAACCATTTCTACAGGTGTGTGGCAAGGAACCGTGGTTGGCGCAACATATGGAGGCACGGGATTCAGTTCGTATGCAAAGGGCGACATACTGTATGCTGCTGCCGCAGGATCGGCTCTATCCAAACTTGCAGTAAGCAATACACAAGGACACTTGATTCAAGCAGATGGCGCAGGACTTTTTGCATGGGGAGAACTCCTGATTGCCGATGCTAGCGGTAACGGCGTATCAACAATCTCAAGCGGTAAATACAGAATACAGAATGCCACATCATCCGTGAAGGGTCTAGCCAGTTTTGATTCGTTTAACTTCACCGTGACTAGCGGAGCAGTCACCATTACTGCCATAGACGGTGGTTCGTATACTTGATTTTGATCCAATAGTGAAAGGACTATATCCATGAGTAATCCAAATGAAACCATTCTTATCCCCCTGCTGAATAAGCGCGTTGCCGAACTGCTGTCGCAGAACATCATGCTTGAAGCAAAGACCATCCTGCTTGAACAGGAAAAGGAAGCCCTCCTGAAGCAAGCAAACGAACTAGCCGCACGAATTGCAAAATTGGAAGCCGCCGAGGGCAAGAAGCGGAAAAAAGACGCACCCGTACTTGATGGCTCCACCTACTAAATACTAGTCAGGAGAGCCGCCGTTGCCAACACAGATACAATTCAAAAGAGGAACCACAACTCCCACCGGTCTGACCGTTGGTGAGCCTGCTTTTGATACCGCTACCAGCAGACTCTTTATTGGAAACACCGCAGCGGTGCGATGGATGGGCGGAGAAATAACCGGTGGCGTGGACATGGGTGCAGGTTCTGCTGCTTCACAAAACCGAGTTCCCACACAGAACGCGGTATACGAATATGCACGGCGAAACTTTGTGGCATCTTTCAATGGTTTGACCGGTGCCGTTGGTGGTGTTTGTGCCGCTCAAGCCAACACATTCACCGCACTACAATCATTCAATTCTGGCGTAAGCGCAAACGGCGGAACTTTCTCTGTTCAATTGAATGCCCAAAACCTCCGAATGCTGACGGTTGGTGGTGACGAGGGTGGTCAAATAGATTTTGGTTTGCCTGCCACAAACACCAGTTTGACTGGTGGTGTAGCAATTGATGTTTACCAAAACAGATTGCGTATCTTTGAAAGTGGTGGAACCAATCGCGGTGTTTACATTGATCTGTCTGGTGTCAGTGCAAGTGTAGGCACGAATCTTGTTGGTGGTGGCGGAGGCGGAGCAGTTTCTTCTGTGTCTGGTTCAGGAAATGGGATATCTGTTTCTCCCACCACTGGCGCAGTTGTTGTGCAGAACACCGGAGTTCATTCATTCAACGGCGCAACAGGTGCGGTGACGGGTGCATCACTTGGTGCCAACACATTCACAGGTCTACAGTCATCTGCAACAGGTTTCAGCGGTCCTCTGAGCGGAAACGCAACCACCGCCACAACAGCAACCAACTCTACCCAACTTGGGGGAGTAGCAGCAGCAAGTTATGCATTGTTGGCATCTCCGACCTTCACAGGAACTCCCGCATCAACAACTGCTGCCGTTGGTACCAATACCACACAGATTGCCACTACCGCATTTGTCCAAAACGAAATTGTTGCAGATACGGTCACCTCGTTCAATGGTAGGACTGGTTCGGTGCAAGGTGTCTCCGCTGCGGTGGCAGGTGACGGAATTTCCGTGTCGGGTGCCACCGGTTCAGTCACAATCACCAATGCTGGTGTCACCCGAGCCGTTGCTGGCACAGGTATCAGCGTAAACGCAAACACTGGTACGGTCACAATCACCAACATCGGCGTTCAGTCTTTCAATGGATTGACTGGTGCTGTTGGTGGCGTGTGTGCTGCGGTAACAAATACATTCACTGCCACCCAATCTTTTGCTGGTGGAATCTGCATGAGTGTTGCTGGATTGCAATCTTCACAGACTCTTACCGTAAACTCCTCAAGTGCAGGAATAACCAATGCAGGATTCCTCTATGTGGGCAGCGGTGCCACTTTCAATTCATCTTTGGCTGTCAGCACCATTGTCAGTCCTGGTGCCACACTCACGGTTCTTTCTGGAACATCAACCACTGCAAGAACCCTGTGGTTCAACCCATACGGTCAATTAATCTTTGAACCACAGCAAGTCGGAATTGGAGTTGGTGGAACTGTTCCTAAAGTAGTGATACAAAACTCGGATAGTGGAACCGGTCAGGTTCAAATATCTGGTGGAAATCTGTATCTAGGAACACGATCCGACTCAGAGATAACAGAGCCATCAGACATAATTTTTGGAAATGCAAACAACGCATTCACCACTACGCTATCCGCACCAAATACCGCAACGAGCAACAAAACAATTATCTTTCCCAACCAAACTGGAACGGTGGCACTCACCAACGGGGTAGTGACAGTTCTCAATGGTATTTCTGGTGGAATCACTCTTAATGCAGGTTCCAATGTGACTATTACTTCTTCTGTTGCTGGCGGCATCACCATTGCAGCATCGGGAGGAGGTGGAGGAGGAGATGGAGTGACAAGTTTTAATGGATTGACTGGTGCGGTTACAGGCACAAGCGTGGCGAGGCATTGGTTTATATGAGAAGACGAAACAGCCGAATGAACAATGGATATGTTGGAGGCGCACGGTATCCACTCCGATACACGGACGGATACGGTGTTATTACTCCAAACAAATGCCATCTGGTGGAGCGAGAGGTTCAGGACTGGAATCGTCCTTCCTACTGGCTGCCGCTTCCTGTTCCCGCAGAGGGAACGCAGAGATTTGTGGGGCTTGTGGCTATATTTCAAGGTGCATCTGGCAACACAGGTTCCACCGCTGACTCCAACTTTGTGTCTTTCCGTTGTTCGGGAAACTACATTGTTGATTGGGGAATAACCACACCAGCAAACCCCAACGGTGTCACCACCGCACACACCTCCAATACCGATGCACAGCGGCAATACAACTGGGTGGATGTGCCTGCTTCCACACTCACACCTGATGGATACCGTCAGGTGGTGATTCAAGCGTATCCACAGACTGGACAGACTCTTACAACCGTGAATCTGAACAGGGCTTTCTCCCAAGCAGGGGTAGCAACCATAGATTTCAAGTCAACCACCCAATGGCTTGATGTGGCAATGTCTGGACCAAACCTCTCAAGCGTAATCATAGGCGGATCGTCTTTCACGGGCAACAACAGCACCCGCCATTTCCTCCTGCAAAGAGTGAACATGATCGGGCACATGACCAGTCTCACGGGATTCGGAAATGTTCCAGGATTCCTCCACGCTTGCACTGGTGTGGAGCGGATCACGGGAACGAACTGGACTGAACGACAGACAGACTTCCGCCACTTTATCAGTGGTGCAATCAACATCCGCTCGCTCCCTCTGCTGAAGACCCCTGCGCTCCTTACTCTTCAGTATTGGGCAGGTGATGCAAAAGGACTAGTAAAAGCCCCTCCCATCGTGACAAGCAAAGTCACAAATATGCAACAGGGATTTACAGAATCTGTGGGAATTGGCGACACACCTATGCCTTCTGTGGCTCCTGGCGGAATATTGAGCAATCTCCCCATGTGGAACACCGCACTCATTACCGACTGGTCCTCTTGCTTTCTGCGGCAGAGGTGTATTCGTGAGTTTCCACCGTGGCAATTCAACGCTGCCACAACACTTTCCAGCACATTCCAAAACTGTGACAGTCTTGAAAGGGTTGGTCACATCAATGCACCCAACTGCACTGTAGGAACAAACCTGTTCAATTCGTGCTTCACACTCACCGAAGTGGAAGGCATAACCTGTGCTGTCACGGTGAACCTGCAAAACCTGTTCGCCAGTTGCTCCAACCTCAGATACGCTCCGCGAGTAAGGACACCAACCGGAGGCATAACTCTTTCTGGAACAGCCTTTTCTTCCATGTACGACGGTTGCCTTAATCTCATTAGTGTGCCTGCCTACAGTTTTTCCAGCACATCCGCTACTTTTAATACCATGTTCAACAATTGCACAGCACTCACCCATCTGCCAGATGGATTCAAGTTTCCAAACAACTTGAGTGGGTCCACTCTTTCATTCACTGGTCCTCTGTTTAACACATTCAACGCGTGTCCTGACATACGCAGAGCAACAATGGAAAATGTAAGAAAAAGCCTCAATTTTACAGGCTCTGCAAGCAGCGGATGCGTGTTGTCTCCAACAGAACTGAACAGAATATTCACTGGTCTTGGAGGGGTGACGAGTCAGGGAACTTGCACCATAAATATAACGAACAACTGGGGCGCTGCTGCCTGTGATCGCTCCATAGCAACTGCAAAAGGATGGACGGTGACTGGATGAAGTTTTCAATGAACAGATCAAATGGCGGTTATGTGGGAACCTCGGAGATCCACCCTCTCCAAGGAATAATGACCGTGAACAAACTGTACAGCGAATACGCAAAAAGCGATCCGTGGATGTATCCCACTTACTGGATACCAATGCCTGCAATGGGACCAACGGCACAGGAGTTTGCTGGCATATTCTATCTTGCAAAAGGAGCGTCTGGCAACTCTGGAGCGTCTGCGGACTCCAACTACGCAGCGTTTCTCCTTGCAATGTCAGGAACAGGCAGAACATACACCGTGGATTGGGGAAACGGAGTCACCACTTCACACGCCTCAAACACAGTTGCACAGCGCCAATACAACTGGGCGGATTTTCCAGGCACAGACACTCCCGAAGGATACAGGCAAGTTCTCATACGGGCGTATCCACAGCCACACCCACAAGGGGCAACTCTTACCACCATAACACTGAACTCACGCTTCTCGGCAGCAGGAGTCACCCTTCCAAGCATTGCAAACTCTCCCAATGCAAGTCATATGTGGGCATACATCAAGATGGCAGGGGTGGGAATAAGCAGTGTGTTCTCTGACGGGTGGAGAGTGGGAATGAAGCACCTTGCCCTCATAGAAGTTGCGACAGAAATGCCCGTCCCAACGAGCGGTCAATCAGCGTTCTTCAATGGATACTCTCTCCGTTGGTTTGCAGGCTTGGAAAAATATACAAGAAACCTGACAAACATGAACTCTTTTTTTGAAGGGTGCCGCCTGATGACCCGCATTCCGTGGGCAGATACAGGGAAGGTAACTAGTTTCCTCCGTGCATTCAACGGTTGCTCCAAAGTAAAAACCATTCCTCCTCTTGACTTCTCCAAATCAACATCGTTTGACCAGACATTTCAGAGTTGTGTCCTGCTAGAACACCTTCCGAAAATGAATACTAGCAGTGCAACAAACACAAGTGCGATGTTCAATGCGTGCTATTCCCTGCGCGAGGCTCCAGAGATAGACACATCCAATGTGACCCTGTTCACTTCCATGTTTCAGGGCTGTGCAAACATCACCACCGTTCCGCTCTACAACACTGTAAACGGTGGCACATTTGCCTCCATGTTCCAAAACTGTGCAAGCCTTCGTGAAATTCCAAAGTTCAATTTTCAGAATGCAAGATCCCTGAACGGATTTGCAGCAAACTGCAAACGATTGAAAATAATTCCCGAAGGATTAAGCACTGGAAATGTGCGTGACTGGCAGTCTGCGTTCACATACAATCAGGTAATGGTGTTCCCTGCAATGGACTATACCAATGGAACACAGTTTCAGAATATGCTGCTAGGCAGCAAGACTGTCCATGTAAAAGGATTTTCTGCTGGAGCGGTAGTGAACAACGGATACGGAAGAACTGCAAACTCCAACAGTATGTTCAGACAAAACTATCACCTCCGAAGATTTGAGGCAAGCAATCTACGCACATCAATTTCTCTCGCTGGCTGTATGCTGTCTGCGACTGCCATAAACGAAATATTTACTGGACTTCCAACAGTGTCGGGAACCACATACAATATTCATCTCACAGGAAATTGGGGAACTGGAGGCTGTTGTGCAGGAATAGCCACATCAAAAGGATGGACTGTGACCCTCACTGGAGGAGGCTTGGTTGCTTGAGCATAAATAGGAGGAGCAATGGACACTTCAGGATTTTACCTATTGGAAACAGATGGAACTATTTCGGGACTGCTTCACGCACCAAACTTCGTGGACTCTCCTAATTACTCCATCAGCAGAGAACACAGGGAAGAATACGAGTATCCTGTGCATGGGTGGAGGTGGTTTGATTCACGCGAAGACGCACTGGCGTTTCACGGAATAACAGATCCACCTCCCCCGAGTGAAGAACCCACATATACAGACATGACCGTGCATTACGAACCGCCACAAGAACAAGGATAAATTATGCCAGAGACATACAAAAGTTTTATGACACTACTTGGAACCACTGCAAACACAAACATCTACAATGGATTGTGTTCAGGAACAGCAATCGTCAACAATGTAAACTTCAGCAATGTGAGCAACCTTGGTGGAGTGGAAGTTACTCTTGAGGCAGTACGAGGTTCTACAGCGTGTTCGCTTATAACAAATGCTGCTGTTCCTATTGCCACAACATTTCAGGCACTGGACTCTCCTATTGTGCTAGAAGCAAATGATTATTTAAGAGCAAGAGCAGGACTCACCGGATTTGTCCATGTTTTTGTTTCTTTGTTAGAAATTACCTGATACTAAAATACTCGCAGCGAATACTTTAGAGAGGCGCAAGCCTCTCTTTTCGCTATACTGTGACTACATAATCTACCCAACAAAACAGGAGTAAAACCATGAAGCGACTTCCCACACTCTACCAAGAGTTCATCCATCTGTCTCGTTACTCTCGCTGGCTTGAATCCGAAAAGCGCCGCGAGTCTTGGGAGGAAACGGTGGATCGCTACTTCCGCTTCTTTGACGAGCAGTTCACCGAGGGGGGCGTGAAGATAAATAAGGCAGTCCGCGAAGAATTGCGTGAAGCAGTGCTGAATCTTGAGGTCATGCCGTCCATGCGGTCGCTGATGACCGCAGGTGAAGCCCTGAAGCGGGACAACACCGCTGGTTACAACTGCTCATACATTGCTGTAAACAAGGTTCGCGCATTTGATGAGATTCTGTATGTTCTCATGTGCGGAACCGGAGTAGGCTTCAGCGTGGAGCGCCAGTATGTTGAAAAACTTCCTACAATTGCTGAAGAGTTTACCAACAGTGATACAGTCATTGTGGTCAAGGACTCCAAGGAAGGTTGGGCAAAAGCCTTCCGTGAACTTGTATCCCTACTTATTGGAGGTCAAATCCCCCGATGGGATTTGTCTCACATTCGTCCTGCTGGTGCGCGCCTCAAGACTTTCGGTGGACGAGCAAGTGGACCGCAGCCGCTTGAAGACCTGTTCCGATTTACCGTCAGTACTTTTAAGAAGAGTGCTGGCAGAAAACTCACTTCCATTGAGTGCCACGATATTGTCTGTAAGATTGCAGAGATTGTCGTGGTCGGCGGAGTTCGTCGGTCGGCTCTTATCTCGCTATCGAATCTCACCGACGAGCGAATGCGCGATGCTAAGGTGGGACAGTGGTGGTTGGAGAATCCCCAACGGGCACTAGCAAACAACTCTGTTGCCTACAAGGAGAAGCCCGAGATCGGCACCTTCATGGAAGAGTGGGTGTCGCTCTACAAGAGCAAGAGCGGTGAGCGCGGCATCTTCAACCGACAGGCTGCACAAAAGACTGTTGCGAAGTTGGGCGACCGCCGCGACCACACCTACGAGTTCGGCACCAATCCCTGCTCCGAGATCATTCTCCGAGACAAGGAGTTCTGCAACCTGAGCGAAGTGATTGTCCGCGCAGAGGACACCGCAGAATCCCTGAAGCGAAAGGTTCGCCTTGCGGCTATCTTGGGCACATGGCAAGCCTCGCTTACCCACTTTCCGTATCTCAGCAGCGACTGGCGCAAGAACTGCGAAGAGGAGCGGCTGCTTGGCGTTTCTCTCACAGGCATTCTTGACAACGCAATGATGCGTAAGCAGGGTGGGGAACTTGATGCCCTGCTTGAATCCCTGAAGGCTCATGCCGTTGAGACAAACAAGGAGTGGGCAAAGCGGATCGGAATCGCTCCCGCTGCGGCTATTACTTGTGTAAAGCCAAGCGGTACGGTGTCGCAGTTGACCGATTCTGCGTCAGGCATCCACGCACGGCACAACGAGTATTACATCCGCACCGTCCGTGCCGACCGCAAAGACCCCATGTGCCAGTTTATGATTGACAAGGGGATTCCTGCGGAGCCGTGTGTGATGCGTCCCGACCACACAATGGTGTTCTCGTTCCCCATGAAGGCTGTGGGTTCCGTGACCCGCAACGACATGACTGCAATCGAACACTTGGAGTTGTGGCTCACCTATCAGCGGCACTGGTGCGAACACAAGCCCAGCATCACGGTGACGGTTCGTGAGCATGAATGGATGGAAGTGGGTGCGTGGGTTTACTCGCACTTTGACGAGATCAGCGGCATCTCGTTCCTGCCACACTCCGACCACACTTATCAGCAGGCTCCGTATCAGGACTGCACACAGGAGCAGTACGAAGCAGCAGCAGCCCGTCTTCCAAAGGAAATTGATTGGACGGAGTTGACGAAGTTTGAAAAAGAAGACACCACAAAGGGCACCCAAACCTTTGCGTGTTCGGGTGACAAGTGCGAAGTTGTTGATATAAATACTTAATACCCCGCAGGAGATAGCATCTCCCGCCCGACAACCCCCTTCTAGAGGGGGTTGTTTCTTTTCTATAAATACAAAATGGAGAGAACTTTGTATTGGGTTATTTCGTAATACGGGCAAAGGAGATCATCATGGTTCTACCACTACTTGCCGCACTTTACCTGAACTCGCCTCCAACAGTAGACACGGCTCCACCCATAGACACCGTGTTTGTGAAATGGAAAGACTCCGCAAACAAAAACGAAATACTGTCGTCTATCAGTGGGGTGGAGTCGGCTACCCACTATTCAAATATCCCAAACCTGACACTGCTGGACATGACGGATATCCGATCCGCGAAGAGAGCGGTGGCACAACTGTCCACCAATCCAAGCGTGGAATTTGTTGAAGAAGACCGATGGATCACGGTTGAACGGCAGTCATTCCCCCCACCAAACGATACAGGATTTTCTCAGTGCTGGGGATTGCGGAACACTGGCTCTGCGGGTGGGGTTGCAGGATGGGACATGGGTGCGCTTGACGCATGGAGCATCACAACAGGAAACCCCAACATCAAGGTAATGGTGATAGAAACCGGAGTGGAAGAAACCCATCCTGATTTGAACACACAGACAGGACGAGACTTCACCACAGGAGCGGTGAACGGTGTGGCAGGAGGAAGCCCCACCAATTCATGCGACAATCACGGAACAGCGGTGGCAGGATGCGTGTCTGCACGGATAAACAATTCATCTGGAACCGTAGGAATTGCACCTGGTTGCACCGTTGTTTCGGCAAAGGTAGGAATTGCAAGCACTCCTTGCAACGGATCATGGAGCGGACAGACTAGTTGGACCGTCAATGCACTGAATTGGGCAGCAAGCAACGGAATACGAGTAACAAACAACAGCAACGATTACGGCAGCACATCCAATGCCATGAGCAGCGCGTATTCCGCAACCAGAAACGCAGGAATCGTTCACTTTGCGAGTGCAGGAAACGGAGGAACCGATGGAATGGGGTTTCCTGCCAGACTCAGCACCGTGAATGCCGTAGGCTCTTCTTCCCGAAATGGAACACGATCATCCTTTTCTAGTTACGGAAATGGAATTGCCTTTGTTGCTCCAGGTCAATCCATATACACAACAGACCGAACCGGAAATTCAGGATACAACAGCGGAAACTGGGTGACCATAGACGGAACATCATTCTCTTCTCCGTATGCGGCAGGTGTTGCTGCACTACTTCTTTCAGTAAATCCCAATCTAACTCCTGCCCAAGTAGAAAGTGCTATGAATACCACGGCAGATGACATGGGAACGGCAGGCTACGATATTTTTACAGGGTGGGGAATGATTGACGCAGGAAAGGCTTTGCGATCCGTTCTGCCAACACTCTGTCCTGCGGACATCAATAGGGATTCCGTTGTGAACGGAAACGACTTGGGAATACTGCTCGGTGGGTGGGGAGGATCGGATCAGGACTCCGATTTGAATAAAGATAACAGAGTTGATGGAATTGATTTAGGAATCCTATTAGCCGCATGGGGAGACTGTTAAAACAACAAACCCCCTTTCGGGGGTTTGCTTTACTCTGCTGTTTCGGCAACAGGAGGCGCAGTCAGCGCGTCCAGTTTCTTTTGCAGTGCTGCCTTTTCCTTTTCGGCAATCTGCAACTTGGCTTCAAGCAGGATGCCCTGCGTCATCAGTGTATTGATCTTGTCCTGTAGGATGGGAATCAGCACGGTTTCATTGTAATTCTCTGCTTCAATCATGGATAGTATCCTCCTCTCCTGTATGTAGACCACCTAAATAAGGGTATGGTAATAGCAGGAATTGACTATTCTCTGTGTGGTCCCGCAATCTGCTTGTTCCGCGCAAACGGCACAGGCAAGTTCTCGTACAGCGGATGCTCCTTCTATTTCCTCACCGACAACAAGCGGCAGTCCGAGATCCGCACCATGAATATTTTTGGTGAGCGGTTGAGTGATTGGGACAACGATCAGCACCGCTACGAAACCATTGCAGACTGGGCGATTGACATTGTGATGGGCTGCACCCATGTGGCACTGGAAGGCTATGCGTATTCCGCAAGCGGCAAGGTGTTCCACATCGCAGAGAACACAGGCATTCTTAAATACAAACTGTACCAGTTGAGCGTTCCTGTCACGGTGATCCCGCCCACCGAAGTAAAGAAATACGCCACAGGCAAGGGCAACGCAGACAAGAACGCCATGTACGATTCGTGGCTGCTGGAGACAGGGATCAATTTAAAAGGACTCTTGACACCGAAGCGCCAAGAGTCCGTGAGTCCTGTTTCAGATATTGTTGACTCGTATTACATCTGCAAAAAGATGTATGAGAGCCTGCCCGAAGATGTCAGGATTGCGGAGGAGGACTAGGAGCCGCCTCTACGGGCTTCTCTGCCTCTTCCTTGCAGTCCTCGCGCTTGCGCCCGAAGAACTCCTTCCATCCCCATGCTATCACAAGCAGCAGCACGGGAAGATACCACAGCATCCATCCCCAGTTGTTTGTGAGTTTGCTGCCATTGAGTATTTCGTGACGGAGCCGCATCACAATAGGGGAGTCTGAAGTGGTATCAGGAATGATTTTTGGTGCGGTTTCGCAAGCCGCAAGAACGAGTGCCAGTATTGGAAGTAGTAGTCTGGTCATGGGTGCCTCCTTAAGACTTGTTTCCGGCAGCAGCAGTGCCGAAGTAGAAGCCCACAATGCTCACCAATATTTGACGAGTCTCGCTTGCGTAGATGAATCCGTTCACCTCCACGAAATATTTGCGGGTGGTTTCGGGAATGAGTCCAAACAGCCCTTCGGGTGTACGAGCATCAACCTCCACGAATGTGGGTAGCCCAAAGAACGGCAGGATGAACGGAGCGAGGAGAGTGGCAAACAGGATGGCAAGCACTATGAGTTGCCGTATGCCCTTTCCTAGGTCAATAGGAACGCGCTGTGCTGCCTTGTCCTGATTCTCTGTGGTCTGCTTGTTGGCGGCAATCAGGCGTTCAAAAATCTCTTTCTGATCCTGTGCCTTCTGTGCCATGTAACGGAATATGAATCCCGTGGCAGCACCGCCCACAAGTGAAATAAGTTCTGGTGTAAACATAAATACCCCTTTCTGCTAGAGGTATTTAGGCTTTACGCTTCTTTCTCTTCAGAATATTTGATTTCTTTACGGGTGGCAGGTCAGGGGGAAGCCCTGCAATCTTCGTGCCGTCTGCCACATTAGTGGGTGGTGTCACAGCCATCGGAGGAGGAAATTCCTCACGAATGAAGGAGGAAAAAGGTTTTAGTTTACTGTGATCCAAAGGTGGCTCCTCCAAATACCATGAAATGGACTCTCTGAGTCTTTCCAGATTGATACACGAACGATTGCAGAGTCCATCCGTTGTTTGTGGGATTCTGCTTCAGCACCTCAAAACGGAATCCATTCACTGTTTTGTGTTGATCGGACGCTCCACGCCGCACAAGCAGCATGGAGTATTCTTGCAGATTTGCGTATGCGTTCGCATCTTCCAGGTCTTCTGTTTCATAAGACAGTATGACAGAATACTCTTTGCTGGACATTGGGCTAAGGAAAGCCACATCAAACACCGCATTTGATCCACAAGAAACACCCTTTACATTAAAAGAGTCTTCCAAGTAACAAGCAACAGGGGATGCATTAGAAGTAATC